TACATAAATACTGCATAGAAAAAAAAAGATAATTTTGAATTCGTTGGGTATGGTGGACCAATAAGATGGAAAGAATATACCCATACAAAAAATTCAGATGTAAAATTTAAACGTTCATTTTTAATGTCAGAAGAAGAATATATTTTATTCAATAGTGGTCAAATAGATGAACCATATCCGGAAGATACTAGACATGGTGATAACTATAAAATATCTATGGCCATACCTACTTATGGTCAAGTTTACGATATACTTGAAAGCATACAGCAAAAAACTGAAGAAATAATTTCTGATATATGGGGCGATACAATATACAGAGAAACCGAACCATGGCTAGCCCATGCTGCGACGGGCAGTCATATGAAGCTTCATTGTGACGGAACCATTTTACCTGAAAAAAATGCAGGAACTGATTTCTCTTCAGTTTATTATATTAATGATGATTACGAGGGCGGCAATTTTAATATGCCAATGACAGGTTTTAACTTTAAGCCAAAAGCAAATTCTCTTTTGATATGGTCTGATGTTGGAATCGAAGACGCTGCTCACGAAGTGCTACCAGTTATAAGTGGAGATCGATTTGTATCTCAAGGATTTTTTTCAAAAAATAAAGAGTTAGCAAATAGATGGCCAAAAGAAAGAAAATTTTTAAATAAAGTAAATAATATAGAATCAGAACATTAATAATATATAAGATAATATGATATAATGTTCTTACAAAAAATATATTTTTAAAAAAGGTTAATTTTAATTATGGCAAGTTATGCGCTTTTAAATAAAATGAATGTTGTTATATTGGTTTTAGAAAATTTTGAAGAAAACGCAGAAGAAGGTGATGCAACAACAATTCTAGGCTCAATTGAAAAATGGGAAGAACATTATACAAGACAATTAAATCACCCAAATGTACACTTTAAAAGATGCCATGATTACGACAACAACATCCGCGGAAAGTACCCACAAGTAGGAGATGTTTTTAATCAAGAATATAATGTCTTTACTAGTCAGCCACCTTGGCTTTGGTGAAATTAATAGCTTAGATTAAGGATTTTTGTGTTTCATAAAAATTTTAAAAAACTTGGTGAAGATATATATGTTTACAACTATTTTCTTTCAGAAAAAGAAATAGAATTTTATAATAAGGCAATTAACGACATAGACCCTCAACTTGGCTGGCAAAAAGACATTGATCACAAGTGGTTTAATAATAAAATAAGTTTTCCAATAAAAGAATTTAACTCTCTAATGTGTAGAATTAAAGAAACTTTTGAAAATAATTTTATGATAAATGAGCACACGTGTTTAAATAGATTATTGGCTGGCGACGAATGGGGTATCCATTCTGATGATCACGATTTTCGTTCTATAAAAGAACTGAGCCTATCCTATAGGGAAGGTGAACCATATGAATTAGTGAAATATACTGTTTATGGTTTGATTGTTTATTTTAATGACTTTGAAGGTGGCGCACTGCATTATCCTAATCAAGGTTTAACATATAAGCCATTACCGGGAGATATGGTCGTGCATAGTTCAGCTGAACACTGTAAACACGGAGTTACTAAAGTAATTCATGGACCTAGATACTCTTACAGCAATAATCTTTCCAAATATATAAAAGTTCCAAAAAATGATTAATCCAGTAATATCTTTGTGGTACAATATATATACAAAGTCATATGCCATACATGGGTAAATAAGGTAAAAAAAATATAAAGGAAAAAAATGGAACTAGGACAATACGACATAGTTAAGGCAAAGAACGAAGCTAGAATGTTTCTAGCTAAATCTATAGACGTGCTAAGCGCACTTTTAGATGTAGATTATACAAGTTTAGATGAAGATTCTAAAAATCCTTTTAATGAATCAACTCCTCAATATCAGGCTTTTAGCTGTCTAATTGAAGAAATAATTTCGTATAAAAAATTGGTTCAATCATGAGTAGCATTGGAGAAACAAACGAATTTAATAATAAATCAGATTTGTCGCAAAGAAAAGGCGAATCTATAACAGATCTTCCAGATTGGGATAATGAAATAATGGAATGGGATTCAGCCACTGGCATATACTATGTTGCCGGCAAACCAGTCAGCATGTGCCAGGGAGTTGCAATGTACAAAGAAGAAGAAACTGATGACAAAGATAAAGAGTAGTTATAACTCTTTAGAGGACCTAGAAATAAATTCTCAACATCTAGCATCGTTTCTATATATACTTGGAATAGATGAAGATAGATTTAATGATTTTTCAATAGATGAGGCCATAAATCTAATTAGATCTAGGTATGTTTACAAGCATAGCAACCCCGATTACAACGTTGCCGCGCAAGAATACATAAAAAAACAAAATATTGTCTTATGCAGAGGCATAAGAAGATGCTGGTTTAGTATACAGTATGCGCTTTATGAGGTAAAAAATGACAAATAGTAATAGATATGAAATTAAAAAATCTTTTGATTTTACCAATTGGGCATATGATTGGAAGGAATATACAACCCAAGCATCAAAAGAGGATGGTTTACAATCTGTAGCCATAGCTGATTATTTATGGAACACCATTAAGGTGGATAAAAGAAATATAGCTACCGGTGGTGCAAGTGATTATGAATTTGTTATTCATTATCCAAGACCAAATCTAGCTGATTCTTATGGGCAATCTCAGTGGATGCCAATATTGTTAACTCAACTTTTGGCGGACTTATGTAAGCCAAAACATATATTAGCCATATCTGGTGGATTGGATACATACAAACTAAAGCCATTCCAAGATATTTACGACTCTAAAATATATATGTTAAATAATAAAAAAACATCTTTGTATAAAAAATTTCAAGAAGAATATGCACCCATAGAACATACGGTCATTAGTCATCAAGACTTAGAAAAAGACAACTGCAATGCCTACATGTTTGATATGATGATAGGGTGGTCGCAGGAAATGGAAAATCCATTTGTTGGTCCAGATTTTTATCTAGATAGATTAAATACTAATGGTATTTTAATTATACAAAATTCTTCGGACAGCATATTTTTATATCAAAATGACACTGTCGCTTCACCCACAGCTGCGTATCATGAGGAAATAAAGTTAAGAAAAGACTGTAGGATGTATCATGTTCCACTTTTTTATGGGTTAACAGTAGTAGTCAAACAATAAATTATGAATAAAAAAATTAGTTTAATATCCCTTGATGTTCACACATGTTCAATCGAAGGAATAGACAATGCGTTAGTGGAAAAAGAAATAAAAGAATTTTCTGGTAATATTCCTGATATTAAAGATCCTCATCCAGCACATACTTTTTATGAAGATAGATATTATCCATTTGAAAAACCAGAATGTGCTAAACTTTTAGTAAAAATAACCGAAACAGTAAACGCTATCCTTGGCAGGGAAATGGTTATGGATTCTGCTTGGACTCTTACGCTTGAACGTGGTCAGTCTGTTGTGGGCCATACTCACAAGGTTAATACTCAATTATATCCATTGGATTATTATTCAATATCGTATTATGTTAACGCGCCAGCTGGAAGCGCAGAGCTAATATTCGTTACACCATATTGCAACACAATAGAAAATACGACAACCATAAAACCAGAAACAGGAATGTTAACACTATTTAATTCATTCATATATCATATGACAAATCGTCATTATAGTGATGAAAAAAGAATAGTTATTAGCGCTAACTTTAGACCGTTAAAAGAAAATTTAAATATAAATCCAGATTGGTCAGAATATAAAATACCTTAAAATAATAATTAATTTTTAGACTTGTTTTATAGATAAAATTATACTACTATATAATTTGTCTATATAATACATAGGATATTCAAGGAGAATAAGGTGATTACGCAAGAAACCTATAAAGAATTTATTGGAAATATTAATATTAATGATATGGATCCAATAATGAACGCCCCAGATGTAGACTTTAACGCTGTAAATCATGTAGTTAAAACAAATTTTGATGCGATGCTGACTTGGGATTATTCTCTTGTCCATAATCAGTTAAGAAAGCTTTATGAGAAGGCTAAAAATAATCAATGGAATGGCGAAACAGCTTTAGACTGGTCTATACCGGTAGATCAAGAAAAGACCTTATTGGAAGACTATGCAAGATTTGGTACTAGTAGAGACTTGTCGGTCTATGAAGGTAGCCCAATTGAAAAATGGGGTAGAAAAGAATGGATTGAATTTGGTCTTGAAAGTAGAAAGTGGTTAATTTCTCAGTTTATCCATGGAGAGCAGGCAGCATTGTTGTGCGCCTCTAAGCAAGTAATGACTTGTCCATGGTATGACGGAAAACTATATGCAGCTACTCAGGTTGTCGATGAAGCTCGTCACGTAGAGGTATTCGCAAAGTATGCCAATACAAAGCTTGGCGGAACCCTGCCCTTTAACTGGCATATACAGAGTCTTGTGGATGATACGATTTCCGATAACCGTTGGGATATAACATATCTTGGTATGCAGATCATGGTTGAGGGTTTGGGTCTTGGATCAATGGCGTATTTGCGCGAACTAACAAAAGAGCCACTACTAAAGCAGCTTCTTAGAAATGTAATGACAGATGAGTCTAGACATATTTCTTTTGGTGTAATTACATTAAAAGAAGTATATGCTCAAATGACAGATGCTGAAATTATGGAGCGCCAAGAATTTGCTTATGAGGCCAGTATCAAAGTTGGAGAAAGAGTGCTTCAACAAGAGGTATATGAAAAAATGGGAGTCAAAACAAAAGACATAGCTCCATTCCTACTTAACGACCCAGCACAAGCTTGGATTAGAAAAATGCTAGCTGCAAAAATTATTCCCAATGTAAGCAAACTGGGGCTGCTTGATAGAAATGGTGCTTGGCTGCGTAAAAAGTTTGAAGAAGCTGGAACGATAGAATTTGAGCATCTTGGAGAATCTGACGAAGAATTTGCGGCTTGGGTTCATACTTTCTAAATGTGAAAACTCCAGACGACTTTAATGTAAAAAGCGTATACAGTTATAAATCATCTGAAGATTTAAAGAGATACTATAATGATTGGGCAATGGGATACGACAAATATGCTCAAGACGTTAATTACATACTAGCAGATCATATAGCTAAAGTATCATCTACTGTAATCCCAGATGATATAGTTAGCGTCTTAGATATAGGCTGTGGAACTGGCATTGTTGGCGAAAGCCTATCTAACTATAGACCCCAGTGCCTGATAGATGGAGTAGACATCTCAATTGAGATGATTAACCTAGCTAAATCAAAAAAAAGAGCAGATAAATTACCATGTTATTATACTCTTTATTGCGAAGATTTTACCCAAAAAAGTAAATTAATAGAAAAAAAATATGATTTTATAGTTAGTGCTGGGACATTTACACTTGGTCATCTTGGAGTTAAAGAGCTAATTGAAAGCATAAATTATTTAAAAAATAAAGGAAAAGCAATCTTTAGTATTAAAGCCGATCATTATCAAAATGACAATTTTTATATGGCTTTACAAATCTGTCTTGGAAAAAATATAATAAATAATTTAAAAATTGATGAAATAAATACTTATAATTCTGACTTTGATGCCGCAAGTAAAATCGTTGTCTTTACAAAGTCTTAAGATATATAGTGTTTTATGCCAAAAATGATCAAGTCCTTTGTCAATACAACAATTTTTGTAGAGCAATAAGTTAAATTCATTACTATAACAGCTAGTTTAACCCGGGAGAACTATGCTATATAATGCTAATTTAAGCTACAATAACCCGAATTATTTATATAATGGAACATTAATAATTAAGGCGCAAAGCCTTATCGATCCAATAATATTAAATAATATAACAATATTATATTCTTTAAATGAAGATTATTCGAACTACACGACAATAGCCGTATTGAGCATGGATACAAGCCCAAGTGGAATTTTAACCCTTGAAGTATTAGATAAAGACGTGTCCGCGATATTATCAGCTCAAGTAATATCTATTGGTACACCAGGAGAAGTATCCATAGTTAACTAAAATAGGCTACTATAATTAAAAAATGCAAGTTTTATTGGAGAAAAAATGACTACTAGCAGCGTACTCGTTAATGATACTGTAAGAATAAAAGTTAAATTTATTGACATTAACGCATCTACTGGAGAACAAATTTTAGTTAGCCCTTTGTCTGTAGTTGTTACAATAACAAAAGCTGATGGAACTGTCATAGTCTCCGCCGCTCCAACGGCATTAACAAGTTCCGAATATTATTATGATTTTACCCCTACAACAGCTGATACATACAAAATTAAATTTGTTGGCAGTATGTCTAACGGCACGCAAATTACAGTCAATCAACAACTTTACGTAAGCACTTCTAGTGACGAATATAAGCCAACAATAACTTTAAAATCTGAAGAAATAATGACATTTGCTCCAGATGTTACTCCCCTTTATCTTAGTCCAGAAGAAATTCTTCCATTATTTCCAGAAGCTTCTTTAATAGAAATAGGAGAGTTAATTCATTTTCATTCCTTAGAGGTAGAAAGTATCTACGGCATAAAATCTACGTATCAAGCTGATAAATTAGCCTATGCTGCAATTGAATACATTAAGGCAGCTGTTGCCTGTGATCTCAGCAGAATGTACAATTATGGTGGAGACGACGATGTTTCAGTAACATTAGCTGACTTAACTGTAACTGCAAGAAACTTTCCAAGAACCCTTACGTCTAGAGGCAATGCTGTTACCTGGTGCCAAATCGCAACAGCACTTAGGCAGGAGATGTTGGCAATGAAAACTGGCCCAAGAGGTATTCAACCAAAAGGTCTTCCTTCTTCTGCAATATCAAATCCAGGAAGATTTGTTGACCCAGATACACATAGGGATGTGTATCTTACCGACAGAGATCTTTATGGGTCAAGTAGGAGATCAGCGCTAAGTGCTGACCCGATGCCGGACAGAGGCATACGCGGATATGATTAATCTTGAAAGATCTTTTAAAAAGATATTAAAAGAATGGGGCCACGACGTCTACATACAAAGAATAATGCCAAACAATAATTATAGAGACACCCTAGAAAGAGTAACTACAAGAAATGTTTTTTCATCTGGAATAACTAATGCTAAAAGTTCACAAGAACAAATTGAAGGAATTGCCGTTAATTCAGAAGTAGTGTATTATTTTGAGGCAGAAATTAATCCGCAAGAAGGCGACAGAATATATGAATCACTACCGAATACATTTAGTAAACAAACAATATACTTAATAGATACGTGCTCTCCAAGGCGTGGTAAAAGTGGTAAAATTATATTTTGGGTAGTTGGTGCAACAAAAGAAAAACAGGTTTAATGTGTTAGTTGTAAAAAAAAATCAAAGACTAAAAATTAAATTTTTGTTTGTAGATTCTGGTGAAGTATATGACCCAACTTTATCTGCTACACCAATAGACGTAACAGTTTCCGTTGTAAGAGGAGACAATAGATTTTCCGCAATAATTAGAAATCCAATTTCTTATCTGTATACAAATGCGACCCCAGACACCAATGCCTACATAGAAAGAACTGTAAATTCTGAATTTATATTTAATTATAAAGTTCCAGAGGGAATGTATCCTGGAATGTATACCGCAGTTGCAAAAACTGTTAATGGTAATTCTGATATTATAATAGAATCTAAATTTGAAGTAAAAGAAGAAGCATACGAACCCCTTCCCACGGTTCCAATGGGGAATAAATCAAGCGTAGTTACATATAAGCCTTCGTATGAGGATATAAATTTTTCAAACATGCAATCACTGCTGCTTGTTGGTCATGCAGATGGTCTTGAGTTAAATAGTCCGATAAAAATAAGATCGGTTCAACATGCAGTCGAGTTATTAAACGCAGATATGAATAGCCCACTTCTAAGAGGGGTGTTTGATGCGTATGACGCTGGAGCTAAAAATATATTTATTTGTGCTGCTGCTCCGATGTCAGAATATGTAGATGATATAGACAAAAGATTGATATCTTCAACTTATATTGATTATGAATCCGCAACACCAACTAGTAAGACTTTTTATGAAAGATATCATGAAAGACTATCGGTAACATATTCAGTGTTAAGTGTTCTTGATTTTATTGATGTTATAGTTCCCTTAGAGGTTTCAATAATTAAAACTGGTGGAATAGATTTTGTTTCACAGTTAGCAACATACTGTAATTCGTTTCATAATGAAACTGGATATGTCCAAATTGGCGTTATTGGATCAAGAACAAATGGAATAACCTCTGAAGATATAGATGAAATTGAAAACGACGAAAGTCTATCTAGTAAGTTTACGGAATATAACATTTCTGGAAATATTATATCTGACTTTGGCAGATATGTTGTTCCAGTTTATGGAGAAGCTTTATTTTCTCACGCACAACTAGACACTACATATATTAATTCGGTATCCGCTGCAGTAGCTGGATTAATTGTTTCTAATCCATTAAATTTTGGTTTGGTTAGAAAAAGAATACCCGGAGCAATGTCTGTGTATGGAGTAAACTTAAACTCATTAGAAATGAATAGACTTGATGCAATAGGAATAAATACAATATATAGAGGCAATAAGGCAAGAAGGGCACAACCCTTTCAGGTATATCTAACAAATGATTATACAATGGCCAATATAAATTCAATTTTTTCAAAACTACCACAAATGAGATTAGCCTCCTATCTATCAAGTTCAGTAAAAGGTTTTGGTTATGATTCCATAGGTAAATTTGGTTACGATAAAGTAATTAACAATACAACACAACTTCTCAAGAAACTAAAACAAGATGGGGTAATAGTAGATTATGAATTTAATGCTAAACCATCAAGTTCAGAGTCTGGTGTAATTTTACTATACATAAATATAGTTTCTTCATTAGGTTTAAAGAAAATAAATCTATCATTGGCAGCGGGGCCAGGAGCATAACATGGCACAAAACACAGTGGGTTGGCCAAAATTTGGCGGGACAGATTCATATACAAAATTAAGGTTTGCTGAACCCCTTCAGTCAGAAGGAAATCTTTCTTATTTAGAATTTATTTCTACAGTTAAATCTTTATGGGAACAATCTTTTCCTAATTTTCCGATTAAATCCTCTTCTCCATCTGACCCATCTTTTACCTGGTTCAATCCAAACTATGTAGATCCCTCTACTGGTCAAACAACAGGAAGAATGGAAGATACACCAGCAATTATAACTTATTCTTTAGAATTAAGAAAAGCACATTCTGTTGAACCAAAGCCAAGAATGAGACAAATAACTAGTGGGAATGTATATATTTACGGGCAAAGATTTCAAAATGTAATAGCTTTTCATGCACTCGCACCAGCAGGAAATAGGTCGGGATCAAATCAAAATGAAAGAATTGATGATCAAGATAACGCTTATTTAGTTGAGTCTTTAATCGAAACTTTCGAAGATTTTATGATGGAATTTACTCCTATCTTTAAAAGAATAGGAGCTTCAGAATTAATTTATTCAAGAAGATTATCTGACTCAGAAGTAAACAGAGAGTCTAAAGATATCCACAAAAGAACAGTAACCTACATGCTTACGACAGAGAAAACATTTGCAGCTAGAACAGAAGTCATTGAGCAGATTGCAATTGACGTAAGAACTGGCATGGCCTATGAGTCAGAGTTATTGGCTCAAGCTACTCCAAACTATGACAATATAAGTATCAATATTATTGACCTACAACAGGGTGCCACACCTGGATTTAATTAAGTATATAAAAAACTGATCTAAATTAGGTTGTTGAGTTATTTTTATAACTTACCTGTTACTATAAAAGAAGAATTAATGCCCCATAATTTAGTCGGAGGTTTAAAGATAATATGGCTATTCCTGGAGTAACCACCATAATCAGAGATCGCTTCTATAGTGTATCGCGCTCAAACACACCAGCAGGTCCTAGAATTGTTGTAATAGCAAGAAGAGACACTGCGAATGAAACCGAGAGAGTTAGTGACCTTGACATAGTTCTGGCCACAACTGAAAAAGATGTAATTGCTGCTTTCGGTGAAGGTTCAGACCTTCATAAGGCATTTTTAGAATTAATTTCTGCAGGAGCTGAAAGAATCTATATGGTTCCACTTCCAAGCTCAACTGCATTTGATCACACACTTGGACATGTAACTGCAACCGGATACACAGCAGATGCAATGCTTGATGCTGCGTATGCTGCAGCTGAAACAGTTCTTCCTGATATTATCGTTCCTTGGGGCAGGGGCGGGAATTCAGATGACTGGGAAGTTCCAGCAACTCCTGGCGACACAGAGTATGGCTTCCACGCTAATAACTCATCAACATATGGTAATAGCTGGGCATACAAGGCGGCTCTTAGAACTAAGAATATTGCAGAAAACATACATCCATGTATTTCAATTTTGGGTGTTAAGCCATATGATGCTGGTACAAAAGAAACTATGACACCAGCAGCTGTTGCCTCGCATCTAGCCCTTAGCACTCTTGTAAGCAGAGATAATGCAAGTATGAAGGATTATGGTCCTTATGTTTGCGTTATCGCAACAGAGATTAAACCGGTATCTTATGGTACAAGCGGTGGAGAAGATTATGGTTATGCAAACGGAGCATGCGCAATGGCAGCATCGTTGAGCAAACTTGCCGCGTACTCTTCAGTTACAGCAAAACCAATATACAACGTAGAAGCAATGCGTTATGCGCCAACAAGAACACAGCAAGAGACACTTGCGGGTAAGGGTGTAAACTCAGTAGTTCTTAACTTTAATAAAATCGCAGTATATGGCGACGGACTCACATTTGCCGCTACCGGTTCTGACTACTCAAGACTCTCTACCAAGAGGGTTGTAGATGAAGCGGCGAACGTTGTTCGTCAATCATGCCAAAAGTTTGTTGGTGAACCATCGACTATCCAAATGAGAACATCAATGGAGACAGCGATTTCATCAGCACTAAGAGGAATGCAATTAATAGGAGCCTTGCTGGCAAGTGATTTTAACGTCACATATGTTCCAGACTTAAACAAGGCGATTGTAGACCTTATTATCACACCTGCTTTCGAACTAAAATCGATTGAGGTTCAAATAGCTGTTAATATATAATACCGATTGGAGGGTAAAAAATGGCTTCTGATACAAATTCAGTAAACAAATATCTAAACACATATACAACTTTCTCAGGTGCAGATATCGTAGCCACATTTGGTGGTGTCGAAATAGGTGCACTTTCAGGAATCACATTCTCTGTAACAAGAGAAAAAGCACCAATTTACACAATGGGTTCACCAAACCCACGCTCATTCTCAAGGGGTAAGCGTGGTATTGCTGGTTCATTAATTTTTACAGTGTTTGATCGTCCAGCACTTTACACAATGTTGGAAAAAAATTACACAAACAATAAGCCTATGGACTTCTTCACAAGAGCCCACAACACACTTCCGGGTGACACCAATGCAATGGGAAGAGGAATCCCAGGAATTGGAGCAGAAGGAAGAAATAACTGGACAAGAGATGTTCAAAAAAAGGTCCCCTACTACGCAGACCAAATTCCACCATTCGATATCACAGTTACATTTGTTAACGAATACGGAAACGCAGCAGTAAGATCAATTTACGGAGTTGAGCTTTTGAACGAAGGTTCGGGAGCATCGATGGATGACATAGTAATTGAAGAAACAATGACCTACGTTGCTAGAGAACTTGGACCAATGTACACCATTGAGACATCTGCTCTGCAAAAAGATCAAAGCAATCTTTCTGATATTATGAGTGGAAACGCCGTAAAGGGTATGAGAACAGATATAATTCGTCCATAACTAGATCTTAATAATAATTCTGAGTAGTGCATGAGGGGAAGACTCCCTTCATGCACTGTTCTATTTAGGAGATAAAATGGCACAAGCCAGTAAAACGTATACCATTTCTTCTGTCAATCCAAAGGATGGATCGTTTAATATAAATGATGCATTAAATAATGTATCATACGCTGGAGCAGACATTGTCGCCACAATGATTTTGCCTCCAATGGGAACCGCCAATACAGCTGGAGACTATCTCGAAATAGGTGATCTGCAAACTGTATCCTATTCAATCCATAGAGAGAATACTCCAATAAGAACATTGGGTCACTCAAATGTGAGAGGCTTTGTTAAGGGATCTAGAACTATAGCTGGATCATTAATATTTACTGTATTTAATGAATACACTTGGTATAAAATTAAAGAGTATGAAGATTATCTGTCCAGAACTAACGGTTTCTTTTCACCATTAGCAGACATGCTCCCACCATTTGATATTGTATTTACTTTTTTTAATGAATACGGCAATGCTTCAAAGATGAAAATATATGGAGTGACCATAGTCGACGAAGGTCAAACCATGTCGATTGATGATATAATGACTGAACAAACATATACGTTTATGGCTAGAGGCATTCAGCCAATGACTAAGATGATTAATGAAAAAGAAATGACGAAGATGCCAGACGAAGATGCTCGAAGAGCAGCTCAAAGAAATAGAAATATATTTGGGGACAACATTGAAGGAGTAGGCGTAACTACTCTTTATCAAAACTTTATAGATGAAATTTACACTCTTTAGTAGGTAAAAATGGCCGGTAATAGAAACGAAAGATTTGATCCGCTGTCTAATCAATTAGACTTGATATGGTCGGGTAGCCCCACCACAGAAAAAAATTCATTCAATAGTTATTATGATTACTTCTTTAGCGGAGAAGACATTAAGGTTTATATTGACGGATTGTTTTCTGAAGAATACGAACTAGACATAGCTGCATTATCTTACAATATAAGACAAGAAAAGCAACCACTATATGGTTTTTGGTCTTACAATTATGATGCCATGATGTATGGTACAAGAATTATAACTGGAGAATTTTCGATATACACAAGATACCCAAGAAGAATGACAGATTTGATAGAAGAAGCTGCAAGGGCAAGAAGGCAGCAACCAGACCCAAGAAAAGATGATTCTTTAATTAAATCTACTTTAAGAAATATAGATTATGGTTCGTCTAGCTCCTCAGTAAGGAGCTTACAAGACGAAAAAAATATTCAAAAATATTGGGCATATAGTCAGTTAGATAGAATATCTACCGATCCATTTTCTAAAAATGTTGTAGATTCAGATAAAAATATATTCAGTGCTCACCCACCATTTAATTTTATTATACTTTATGGAGTTGAAGAAGTTTCAACAACAGCAAAAGATTATTTAAAAGCAGAAGATAAAGTTATAGAATCTAATTTAGACAGAATGATGATTTCTGATGTCAATGAAAGATTGATTAAACCAAACACCAATAACCAAGCTAGCCCAATGAAAATAGTATTACAGGAGATTCAACTAATGAGCATGACAACTGCCTATGCATCTGGCGGTTCACCATTGGTAGAAAATTATCAGTTTATGGCTAGAGATTATTATTTTAGTGAAGTTGATTTAGGTTTTATTAAAAATACCACAACAACCAATAGCTCAGATGAGCCTACTGTTTCTTTATTCCAGAACGGGGTTGCAACACAAACCGCAACAAACTATAATTCTTCTTCAAGAAATGAAAACCCAAATATCTTTTTGTAGATAATTAATACTTAAATTTGTAATATAAAAATATATGATGTATAATGTATCGTGATTCTTTTATCTAAGGAGAAAAAATGACAGGAAGAAAAGTAACTATCAAAGGCAACGCAGAATTAGCAGAACAAATCGGAGCCGATGAAGTAACAGAAGTAACAGTTGAAGGTCCAGCTGGAGAAAATGTAGACACTGAAGTGGTAGTTGAAGAGCCAGTAAGTGTTGAATCCCTTCCTGACGATCAGGAAATATGGGACGGCGGCCCTACTGCTGGAATGATCAAAACATGGAAAGAACAATTTGGCGAAGTATATGTTACGTCAATCACTTTTGACAAGCATATTGTGTGGAGAGTTCTTAATAGACTTGAATATAAAAACCTTGTTAAGAAAATGGAACAACTTGTTCAGGCTGGTCAGTTAACTTCAGCTGAAGCTAACATGTGGAATGAAGAAGCAATTGCTGAACTGTGTATTCTTTATCCACAGTACGACAAAATAGAGATGAAGGGTATTATGGCTGGTATTCCATCTTTGATTTCCCAAGAGGTATTAGAGGCATCCGGATTCGTTGCTTTGGAAGTAAGACAGTTGTAATTTTAAAACATGATAGAACCTGAAAAACTTTATGAACTTAAAAAGAAACATGGTTCTATATTCAGTGTTAATCTAAAAGATCAACAGGTTATTTTTAGAGAATTAACATTTGATGAATATGACAAAATTCTTGAATATAAAAATTCTGAAGAAGCATCTTCTTTAGATGCAGAAGATTTAATTATTAATTGTGCCGTTGTATATCCTGATAGCTTTTCTGTAGATGCAATCCAGCCTGGATTAATTTCTTCCCTGGCTCAAGAGATAATGGACTTTTCTGGGTTCTTCTCCGCTGGTTTAGCTAAGCAAATATTGGAATCTAAAAGAGAAAAAGCTAATGAAGTAAGAAGCTTAATGAAAGCCTTTGTTTTGGCTACTATAACTACATACTCTCCTGAGGACTTAGATAAGATGACTTTCTCTCAATTGGCAGAAATGGTTGCCCTATCTGAGAAAATTATAGAAATAAAACAAAATATAAATGGAATTGAATCAACCAATATTACTCTTCAGCTAATAGATCCCGAAGAAGAATCGGCAAAACAAAAGCAGTCAGCGGCAAGGCATAATCTTTCCAAGAAAACAGGAGAAGCAGATTACCAAGACCCAATAGCCCAAAAGCTTTGGGGTATGCAATAATAACCAAGGGGAATTAAATTGATTAGAGATCGTGGACCGATTCATAACTTAGGTTATGGTGTTACGTCTAGGGATTTATCTTTCAATGAAGGAGAAACCGAAGGTGTTTCTCCCAACAGTGGTCAAATAACAAAGGCCCTAGATGGCCATCCGGTCATGAGATTCTTTGCTCATACAGGAGCAACAATAGCCGTTGCTGGCGTCATGTCTGCAATGATGAAAAAGGGTGGACTCAAGTTAGCCCAAAAGTTACAGAATTCTACAACTGACTTTGCCACTTCTTCAGTTAGAACAATAACAGACATAAGAAGACATCTTGATCAACTGCAAGGTGTTAAAAGATTTGTCGAAGATGGTGTTGATCCATACTCAAAGCTTGTATTTGAAACTGAAGAAGGATTAACAACTGGATATAAAGGTGTAAACAGCGAATCTAATAGACTTTATAATCTTACAAAAGACGAAATAAGACAAGCTCAAAGAGGCCCAACTCACGCACCACCTGCATTGTTTACAATGCAAGATGAAATACAAAAGAGATTAGTTAGAGCCGGAAGAAGACTTCCATATGAACTTCCAGCTTTGTATGTCACACAAAGAGGTTTGACAGACAATCTTTTTGGCAATAATGAAGACAAGAAAAAAGTAAATTGGTATAATCCAGTAGACGTAGTAAGCGATTTCGTTAAGACTTCGGTAACCAACCTTGCAACTACTGTTCTTCCATTTGAAATACTAGGAAGTAGCTCAACTGCAACAAGAAGTTCATTGATGAATTTCAAGAACTCAATGGGTTCACTGAGAAGTATGAGCCCAGGAAGGCAAGCTCTTAGTAGAAATATTGTAGATCTATCTGAGGTATTGTCTGAAGTTGGTCACGACGTAGCATCTATCTCTAATAAATTTTTAAAGAAATCATCACAGTTAAGTGGTGGATTTAACGCAGCTGCTGAGGCGTTTAAGGAACAACCGAGGTTTGTTCAGTCTCTACATGACGCTAGGCATGGTCCAGTAATTGCCGCTGATGCAGCTAGAGCAAAAAATTCAAGTTCAGCACAAAGGGCAATGGCAGCTGTAAAAGCTTTTGCATTTGGTCTTGATTCTCCAGCTACAATTCCAGGAACGAATAGAACAGTACAATATGGAGCTTTTGATGCTATCCCTGCATTTAGAGGTTTAAGCGGTGCAATAAAATCTGGATATAAAGAATTCAAAATGTCAGGGCAAGCTTATGATGCCCTTCAGAGTTCAATAAAATACAATCAGATAATATCTGATGCATCGATGGCAGTGGGCACTGCTTCTAGGAATTCTTTTGAAAAGTCAATACAAAGAATTCAATCTCAGCATTCAAGTAGATTAACACGCCTTGCTGGACAAGTATCCATACTTGGTGCTGGTGGCCCAGGGGATAAGAATTTCCAAAGATCAGAATTCTATACTGGTGGACAAACAACCGCTTATAAAGACCTTCTTGCTCAGAGATTAAGAGCTAAAGGAGTTATGGGCGACGATGCAATAGACGATTTTGTTAATCAATTAAGAGTAAATACTCCTGGAAGAGGTTCTCATTCCACTAACGTAATTTCAATAGGTCGATCAACAATTGTTGCAGATGAAAGTGAATATTACGATATTGTTCTTAAAAAATATAAAACTCTTAAACATGGGAAAAGTTTTGAACAATCTTTAACCGCCGCTGCTGGAGGAACAAGTCCACAAAATTTCTTAAAAGAAATTATTGATGAAACAAATTCTCAATTCTTAAGTAAAGAATTCCAACTTGGAATGAGAAACAAAATTAACAGTCAATGGAACTCATTTTCAAGAAATGATTTAGTCGATATTGCTGGAACAGTTCTTAAGCCACAAAAAGCTGTTTATAATGAATTTGTTGGTCCACTAAGTTCGGCAAAACAACAGTTTCTACAAAGAAAAACCGCACAAGTACTTGGAATAAAACTTAAAAATGATTCTGGAAGAATGGTATCAGACGATATCATTAAAAGGGGATTAGCAAATAGGGGCTTTAATCCAAATGATCTTGTAGGGTTAAGATCGTTTCTTTTAGAGAAGAGACAAATATCTTCTGGATTGTTTGGTGGTAACTATAATATTTTTGGCCTAAAACCACTGCTCATAGATGAGGCAATACAGCAGGATAGATTTAAGGGACTGCCAAGTTCGCAAAAAAGAGTAATATCAGACCTTGCTGGAAGAATGGCAATCAATGACCCAGTGTCTAAGTCAATAGGCCTTAATAGATTAGACGGAGTTTATAAAACTAGGTCAGGAAACATCCTTGATTTTAGTACGATAAAAAATACATTTTCAAATACAGCTAGCTTTTTTGCTTCTGAATTTCATATACCAATAATAAAATTAAATCCAGCTGATCTATTTGGATTTAGATCTTTTTCTGATATGGCTAGAAGAGGTCCACTTCAGTACAGCCCTGGAAGATCAGTGCAACCATTTGGAGACTTAGCATCTTCTAAGGCAGATTTTCACATATGGCATAGCACTGGTGGCTTCCTTGGCACAAAAGGTAAAGTTACTAGCTTTTCTGTTAATTCAGAATCTGGAGCAACTTTTGGAAAAACACTAAGAGGAACTTATAGACCACTGCCAACTAATAGCACAGAAATGCTTACAAGACATGCCAGGTATGCGGCAGGTCTTTCTGGTCAAGCAGCGTATGAAGTAACTGGTCAATCTGGTTCTACATTTTTAGATAGAGTATTAAACAATTCTAATAATAATCAAAGAGCAGTTAAATTCAAAAGCAGAATGGCAGTTGACTCTGAACAGCCAAACTCCATTTTTGGTTTGCTATCTAGGTTTCAAAGAAGAAATACTGATATAAATAATCCAAAAATATTATCAAAATTATTGTCTGGAGATGAAGTCTTACTTAAGACTGACAGTGTATCTAAAAAAATTAGATTAAATTCAAGTGGTAGTGGTGTTAGCTTTATCGATGAAGCCGGAGTAGCAGTTAGCGGTCTTGAGGAAAGAAACATATTAACTGCAATGAATGACCTAAGAAAGAATACTTTCCAATATGGTCTTCCAAGAAAGGTAATGGAGCAACTAGAAGATTTTGATAAATCATTATTTACTTTTGGTCCACTGAATAAGAGTGTAGCAAATCTAACTACGCAAAAAGAATTATTTGACTTCTCTGCTGAAATAGAAGCATCCCTTCCAATGCTAAAAGCTCGAGCAAGGCAAATGGGCATTGACCCACGAGTTATAGAACAATCTTTTTCTAGAATAAGAGCACTACAAAAAGAAAGTAACTTATTAGCAACTTCGCAACTTGCAGGAAGATCTCCGACCATTTCAACAAAAATGGACGAAATGCGAAATGAAATATTTAGATTTGTTTCACAAACCAATGCAACAATAACAGGAAATCCAGCACTTGGTGGTAGACAAGATGACATGTTCATCGCAATGCAAGATGTAATATTAAAACTTAAATCACAATTACCTGCATCAGAATTTGCTGAAGCTCAAGCCGCAGCACTATCGACACTATTCAATACCAGTGCATTCTTAACGTATAAGAGAGATGTTCAGCTTTTCGACAATGCTAGAAGTGCCGCAGGTCAATTGGCACAATTTGCAACGGGCAAAGCAAGCGGAGCTGTAAAGAGTTTTTTTACTCCATATACATCTGGTTCTGCATCTGTTATAAGTACAAACATAAAGAGGCCATTCTCTTCGTTCCTGCCACCATTTAAAAAAGCATTTGGAACTGCTCCTTACAAAATTGGAGAACTTTCAACTGACGTATTAGGATCTGGCCAAAAGGTTACATTTGTTCCGACTTTTGGAACGGTATTTGAAAAGAATCCATTTGGCGCAATCAAGAGTGCATTGGGTTTAACGACATATTCTGATCCAAGTTCTTATTCTACGGCATCAACACCAATATCACAGGGTGTAGAGCGTTTGAATAGATACTTTGGAACACTAGGAATGCAGTTAGATGTATCCAAGTTCAAGGGTCCATTAGACCTATATGCAAGAGGAATGGTGGGCAAGCGAGTTCTTCCAATATATGCCGCTGGTACAGCTGCATTTACTGCAGACAGAATGTTGGGTGGAGCACTTGGACCAGAAGATAATTATGGAGAAAAAACTTATTCTCCTTTTGTTACAACAAAAGTAGCTAGAGGAATAGTCGAAACTCAAGCAATAGCGGCCGGCCTAACTCCTGGCGGTATGACCAAAGAGGAAAAGAAGGAACAACTTCTAGATGGAGAAGTCCCAATTAGGCAAGGTAGATATTGGCCATTGGGCAATACGCCATTTAAGGGTGGAAAGATCCAATACTATAGGCCATCTTGGTATAGAAAACTGCAAGGTGGTGCGCTATTTACTTCTGATACATATGGAAGTCCAGCAGAAAAATTCTTATTTAACAATGATATTTCTCCGCTAAGACCATTAGATCCATATAGATTTGAAAGAAAACATTACGAAGATAGACCATACCCAATAACTGGAGAATATTTTACTGGTCCTTTTGGCCCTATAAATACCGTTCTCAACGCGACTGTTGGCAGAGTTCTTAAACCACAAGTTGCAATGCATCAACAAGAAGTTATGCAGGGTCTTGGTCAGTATGTGCCAGCTGGTCAATATGGGGCATATGACGCCAGTGCTTACAATGCTGGAATGGGAGTTGGTTCAAATGTCATACCGATAACCAGAGGTGCAGGTGGTGGTCCCGGTGGATCTTATTCTTCGGCTATGGTTTCTTCTCAAGTTGGTGGTTCAAATGCGAACTTAAGGGGAGCAGCACAATATCCTCTAAACACTGCACGTGGCATGACACGTAATTCCATAGCGGGATTAAACCAACCGCTGATGCAGATGTCTTATGGCCCACCAAAGCAAAGAGGAATAATGCCACCAAGAGTTGCTTCAGCTGGTCAGCCAATAGAATCTGATCTATCTGGAGAGTTTGGTTATAGAGCGCAGGAAATGGCTGGTATCTATGGATTTGGATTTGCAAGTCTTAGAGAAAAATTTGGATTTGGTGAAGGAGATTTTGAGCCAAATAGAGCGATGTTACAGTCAGCATCAAAGGGTTATGGAACATCAAGAGCATTTTGGGATTTGAATCTTGGTGGTTTAGGTGACGTTCCAATTCCAGCGCAAGGTGCTCTGGGTAACATAGAGTTTTCTGAAATTGTTAGAAGATTTATTCCTAAAGAAAGAACTGGAATAGATTATATAAATCCAATCGCCAATACGATGGGCAAGCAATATCCATTCATGCCTGGTCCAGAATATTATATTAACTTTCAAACAGGAGATCCATTTACAAAAGTCCAAGAAGGAGAAGTAAGACTTCCTGGAAGAGGATATGAAAGATTTAATAGAATATCAGCAGATGAAACTGGTAAGTATGGATTAGTTGATCAATTTAAAATTCTTGCTGACGTTGCTCCATATTCTCAGCAATTCAAATCTTTAAATAGTATGATGGACAAAATGGCTCTAAGTCCTGATCAAAAAATAAAAGTTCAAGAGATTAGAGGAAGAGTAGAAGAAACAACAAGCAAATATGATTTTACTCCTTATCCAGATCAAAAGAACACAGTAGGCGGCAGTATAGGAAGAATGCAAAGACTTGGAGAGTATATTGCTCATCGAGATACTTTGTTTAATACTAAATTTTTAAATAAGAGAACAGCAACTGAGGATTGGGAAAGAAGAAATGTTTATGGAGCAACTTTCCCACAATGGCAAAGGCCATTTGAAAGTTTTATTGAACCAATGCTCAATAAGACAACTCAGAGAGATCCATTAACGGCAGCAGCAGCCCTGGGTGTAACTGGTTCATTCTTTGGAAGAACTCCAAAGGCAAAATTATTTGGTAGTGCTGTGGGCACATTAGTTGGTGGAGGTGTATCTGCAATATCCCAGCTCAGTCAAAAATTAACTGGCGAAAGATATATGCCACTGCAAAGAAAGAAAGAACTTGCTCTTGAAGAATATTCAGATATATTAACGTACACAAAAAATACTAGATTAGCATCCATGGCACAACAGGCAGGAGATTCTGCTGCAGCAAATCAATATAGGCAAACTGCAAAAAGAACAATGTATGGAGCAGACCTTTATGGAATGCCAATCGATATGTTAAAACTTGCCATACCAAAAAGAAAAAGAGAACACTTTGTAGAAATGTTAAATGCTCCAGCACCAGAAAGAGAAAGAATTCTTTCAACAGCTGGCAGATTAGAAAGAAGAATCTACGAAGCTGCATGGGGCATGCCAGTAGAAGAAAAGCCAGACCTGGCAGAATACTTCCAGAGACATCAGCTTCCCGATTCATCTTGGGAAGGCTGGCATCCGAATACCAATATGGACCATGTAAAGGTTAAGATAGGTCAATCAATGGGTCTTGAAATGTCTCAGCTGGGTTACTATCCACAACAGATAAAAGAAGCTAATTTGGCAAATCCGAGCTACCCAGTCTTTGATTCATCTTCAGCTAGAACAGATGTTCTATATAGGCTAAGACAAATAATGAGCGGTGCTGGGGTGTCTGGAACGGTAACTCCAGTAATGAATCCATTTGGTTCTAATGAGATTAGTATTGCAGCAGGGATGAGATAATGGTATACGATTTTATTAAAGATCCAATAAAAAAACTTTCCGCAGCTCAAAGATCCTTAAGCAGGACAGACTTAGGTCGAGGTGGAGTCATAAGAGTGGAGCTTAATCCGTCCACTAATGCTATACAGTATGTTATTACTGCAACAGGAGAGAGATTGAAAAGTCCACAAGAAGCATTTATTCAAGCAAGCACTCTAATGATGACTCAATATCAGTCCTTAAGTGCCGTATCTGGTTCTGTATCAAATTTAGCAAACAATCCAAACAATCCAAAATATGCTCAAGTTGGAGAAATATTAAGTGATATACAAAAAAATTTAAAGACTAAAAGTTTACAGCCAGATGTATTAGCAAAACTTAAAGCAATGGGCATTGACATTGGGGCAACCGGTACAGACGTAAGTGCAAATATTATAACAAGCAGAACTCAACAAGGAGCAAAGCCAAAAGACTTCCTTCAGCAAATAAGAAAAATGTCTGAGAGTGGTCCAACTAAAGGTGGATTTATTCCATTTATAGATGACGAGGGCGCAAACTTGCTACAGTTTAAAGTTGGCAGTCAAATATTATCAGATGAACAAGCATATTATATGTTGAGTCTTATTGGTAATCCAATATTTAATGAACAAAAATTTGCTGGCATTTTTGCAGGCGATGATCCAATAGAGGATTTTATGCAAAAAATTACGAAAAGAATGAAAGGTTTAATTTCAGAAAGAGATATAACTATAACCGAGGAAACATTAAGAAAAGCTTTTGGAGGTAAAGACTCTAAAGCAGTTGTCATTGAAGAAGGTTTAGATATTCTAAAAAAACATTTTAATTTAGGTGATCAAAACACTTTAGCGCAAAAGGCAATAGCCCAAGTAGATTCAGCAACTTTATTACAAAAATCTATAGGAAGGGGAATTCAGGACATAATAGAAGAACAAAAAAAGATGGGAAAAATTTCTGTTATACAAGATCCAGAAAAATATATAAATAGTTTTTTCCAAAGATCAGATATAAGAAATGCAATAGCCAATGCAAAAAACAATAAAGGGTTAATGGCTGCAATGGAGCAATTAAAGATAGACGGAGATATAGGAGAAGATGATTTAAGAATTTTTAAAAAATTTATGAGTTACGCAGAAAAAGAAATTGATGGTATTACAGTTTTAAACGCAAAAGTAATTTCAGGAAAAACTGGTGTAATTGCACAACTAGATGAAGAAATAAAACAACTAAAAAGAGATATCATAAGTCCAGCGTCTCCGGCAAATAAAGAAAAACTAGCAGTAAAATTAAGAGAACTAGAAGAGCGAAGAAAGGTTATAGGTTCCGCAGAAAATCTTTATCAATTAACTGGTAGAGGAGCCTATGAAGGAGACGGGATAAAAACTGCATTTGATGCTAGTAGAACATTTACCGATAAAGATTTTGAAGATGTTTATATGATAATAGGTAGATCTGGATTAAAAAAAGACATAGGATTAGCTGGATCTAGCACTTTTGTAACTATTAGCGGATTTGGCTCTTCAAGCACAAGCGTGTATGCTGATCCAGTTTCCATGGCCTTTCATCCAGAACTGTTTACAAGTCCAGAAGAACTTGCTTCAATTAAGCAATATTCGGCACAAGTAATGGCAGATTTTCAAGAGGCAATGAATTCAGATGTTCTTCCTAAAAAAATTAGAAATATGTTAAATAAAAATATTACCGAAGATCTATCATCACTACCTGCTGCAGTAAGATCTTCTAAGGAAAGAAACCAAGAATTTGCAAGAAGAATTCTTGAACTGCATCAATCTGGAATAGGTCCTAAACAATCTCCAGAAATGATGAATCTACTAGCTAACACATTTGCAGCAGAGGCATTTAAGATGGATATTACATCAGCAGGCACGGTAAGGTATTTGCCCACAATGCCTAATGTGTTTAGGTTTGCAGTAAGCACTGAAACAGCCGCATCATTAGGAGGAGGAAAAGCTCCAATACTTGGCAAGGGGATAGAAAATATTAATTTTAAACTAGCCGGCGCTGATCAAACAGCAGAGTTATTAAAATTTAGACTTGATAATGGAAGACTGCTTTTTGCAGCTGGTGCAGTTGGAGACTTTTTTGAATCATTGGGTGGATTCGACTTGGATGACAAAGGTCTACCAAGGTTAATGACTTATGACGACGTAAAAGGAAATAGAAGATTAGCATTTAGTTTAACAAGACAGCCCTCTGGCGTACAGGAAAGTATCATAGCAAGTGCAAAATTAAATGATATAGATACATTAAGAGCTCTTTTTGGCGATAAAGAAGATTTTAAAAAAACTTTGGCTAGATTATCTAATGAGCGGAGATTCTGAAGCTGGAAGACTATTACTTGCTTTAGACCCGGATAAATATGGCAAAGCGCTTGGTGCCGGTTATTCCACAACAGAGCAAGAAGTAGAAAAAATAATAATGAGAGCATACGAAGCCTTTGAAATCAATGGAAAAGCAGCGCCTAGAACAATTGCACAAATGAGCGAAAGAACGCTTCAAAATCTTGTTGACCATGGAGCTTCGGCGTTAAAGAATACTGAGTTTTATAGAAGGAGTCAAATTTACAAAGTATTTAAAGATAAAGGTGCATTTGATTTTACCTTAGATAAACAGGTAGGAGAATTAGTTGATAATTACAAAAATGGAATGGATCCAGGATTATATACAGAAATAAAGAACGCTTTATCACTTACAGATGAAAAATTAAAACGTGAAACATTAACTCAATTAGTTAATGACAATAAAACAGATACAGGTTTACGAGCTCTTTTAAGTCATTCTGTTATTAGAAAAATGGAAACTGCAACTATTGAGCAGGGTAATTATCTTGGAGTTTATGTTAACAGAAGCATGGTTGTTGGTTCTACTCTTAATCAATTTGATGATTATATGGAACAAATATATAACAACGCCGCTATTAGTGATAAACTAAAAAAAATAATAGGTACAGAAATAGGCTTACTTAGTCAAGAAACTGCGATTGACTCTTCTACTGGCTACTCTTCATCATTATTTAAGGCAACCTTAAGAGACTCTGAAAACAAGCTTCAAGATGTTGGAGAAATGGTTTCTAAAGCTCTCATCGCTGGCGGAGACGAGGATTTAATAAATGCCGCAGCATTACAGGCACTCGGACTTGCAGGGGACCAAAATCTAGATTCATTTGGAGCAACAGCAGTTGAACGCTTAGGAAGAAGAATGGGCTCTGCAACCGCTTTGATGACATCTCAAGAATTTGGTGGCACGTTTGACTCAAATCTAAGGCCAGTGATAGATGAAGTCTTATTGGAAGACAGACTTGCAAAATCTGATATTGAAACTTTATTAGAGTCTATTAGAAAAGGCGTAAAAGATGCAAGAGCGGCTCAAACTTTAACTGGAGTTGAATTAGATAAATTAGAAGAAGAGTTATTAAATATTAAACCATCCGAAGCAGAAATGAGGTCGGCACTTAGTAGGTTATTTGGAGCATCTGCTACACATAAATATACAACTGGCTCAAATGTTTATAGGGCTGGAGAAGAAGCTGCAATTCAATTTGCTTTTTTAAAGAGAACTAATTTAGCCGGATCCGCAGAAGATCATATTCTTGCTTCCACAAATATTTCCGAAGAAGCAAGAAAAGTAGCTAATGTTTTACTCGATAAACATAATGAAGCTTATTTAAGTATGACAGATAATTTAACAAACGAAGCTGCTCAATATGAAAAAATACTTTCAGATGACAGAAGACTTAGATTAGGTCAACAAATCTATGATGATCTTACTGGAGCACAACAGGTAACTGGCCTCTCAAGAGAAGAAATGATAAACGCCTTAGATAAAGTAGCGGCAGAAAGAAAATCCTTAACTAGACAACGCGTTATAGATTTGTCAAGGCTTGACTATGAAGATGAAAATTTTTTTAGACAAATTACTACAACAAGGCAAAGAAGAAGAGCCGAAGGAATTAGGATTGCAGCTGGAGATTTAGAAGAACAAGTGTTAGATGATTTAGTAAACACAAAAATACTTGGTTCAGGCAAAATTGATTTGAGTGCTATTAATTCAACTATTAATAAATATTTTGAAAAAATGCTTGATCCAGCCAGCGCATCCACACAAGAAGAAATATATTTAGCACAAGCAGGATTAGGAGAAGAGATTGTTGGTGCAAATGAAGCAGAAAAAGAAATAGCAAGAAGAAGAGCGAGGGTAGTCCAAGTACATGCTGTAAATCAAGCCCTTCAACAAGATCAGGCAACGATGCAAGCATTGAATGCAACTGGCAAAACAACGTTTACTGGTGACGACAATCTAAGAAGAGCAATCAATGCTTCATTAAATGATGAAGACTATTCTAATTTCATGAATGCAAAAGGCAAGTATGTTAGATTCTCTGAATATATTAAATCTGGAGAACTAAAAAACTTATTTAAAAATAATAATCTATTTAAAAATTCTGTATATGCAGCAGGTGCTCTAATAGTTGGCAGCTTTGCATATCAACATTTTAAAGATCATACTCCAGAAAAAGTTCAAGGTCCACCTTTACTTCCTGGTGGATCAGCTTATGAGGGTCAATATCCAAACAGAGTTGCAGAAATTCCACAAATAGGAACCACTTCTTATAACCCGGGAGTAAGTTATAAAGTTAACTTATACGGCAATAGAAGACAGGTTTCGCAGTTTCAGGACATGGCTATGGGGCTCGGAAACTTCGACATGGACACTACTATGTATTCTGGAATCCCGCAAGTTGGGACAGATCCTTATCAGCAGCTAGCTAGCTCGTATTAAGGTTAATGTATATGATTTTTGGTGCAGACAAACAAAATAAAAATTTAAAAGACGCTGCGTCTAAAAGAATAGATACTAGTCCAAGAACGCAAACCTCGAATAAGTATGCAGCAAGGATAGCTTCCAGCAAGAACATATCAAGCGGCTCAGACGTTTCTGGAGCCAAAAGCGTCGAATATGCACCAAAGGGCACCATGGGGCAATCTGACGCTCTCAAGGGCTCCTGGGAGGGCTTAGACAAGGGATCTTCGACACACATCCAAATGAATGGAACTGGATACTTAAATCCATCAATCCAAAAAGCCAGATATAATAAAAACTTTGCCTCTCACTCTGGAGATTTAAAACAAAATTCTTTTACAAAAAGAAATTTTAGAAGTATAATTGACAATAGAACAAATAATACTATGGAAGGATCTTCTTCCCAAATTGTAAGTTTAATAAACAAAAGAAATAATTTAATATAAACTATGTCTAATAACGAAAATGCATCTGAATCAGAAAATCAATATATTAGTGTATTTCCTGACGCAGCAGAAGAGACATTTTATAAATTATTAACACAACTGGATAACAGATTCCAAGCTGTTACAAGAAATAACTTTGAGCAGATGCTTAAGTATAGTGTTCTTGGGGGCTTGGGCCAGAATTATGAAGAAAGCAAAGCCGCTACATTAAGAATTTTTAGTGGATCTGATATAGATAGAATTAAACTTTTAGATACAAAATCTAAATCTAAATTATTTAAAAAACTTATAGATACAGGGTTGTACGATTTAGCTTTTTGGTCATTTCCCATTTCAGAGTTTGGTAAACAAAGACTATCTTCTATCTCTTCTGCAAAAACAGGTGCCGCAGACGCGCTTAATCCAACTAGAGATACAGCTTGGTTAACAAGACTCACCAATGTTGTTAGAAACATATCATATGATCCTATTACCCTTAGCATTATTAATAGTTATTTTCCTAGTCTTGTAACATTTTTATTTGACGCAATAGCAGTAACCGCCGACTACTCAACAAGTGGTGGTGAGGTTAATGGCGAGTCTGACGACAGCGTTAATAATATGAAAGACTTTATAACAAGTCTTGAAAAAGCTTTTGGCCGAGGGTTAAATGATTCCAATCAATCATTTAAGGAAGCCGTATTTACAATGGCATTTAATTTTGAAAATACGGCAAAGAGAATGAGAAAAGTATTAGACAATTCTCCGTACAGGCAAAATAATCAACCAACTTCTCCAGATGTTTTCCATTTACGAATTGGTGCGGCGAATTTTTTTGTTCCACCACTATCGATAGATGTAAATACGGCTTTTAAAACTGGCAGCTTAACAGGCGGAGCACTAAGGCAAAAAAATACTCCTAAGTTTAATTCTGGTTATAAAGAAAGCTCTATAAAAATGAGATTATTTTTTCCCAACTATGAAGAAATTTGGGGAATAAGCATAGATGACGCTTCAAAGATAGTTCTTAAAGATAACTATGAAATTGATTTTAAAACCGATGGGGCAAGTGACCAAAAAATAGATAAGTTTTTATCTTCGCTTCGTGGATTAGTGGCCGCATTTAAATACTCTCCATTTCTTCCAATTAGAAACCACTACCTTAATAGAGTCCATGGAATAACTGCCGTAGCTCTATCGAGCTTATCTATATCAACAGTTCCAAATTTTCCATTTGCTTTAGCGGTTGATGTAGAGCTTTTAAATTTTAATCATAAACCGTTACTGCCTATGATTAAAGATTTTAATCAAGCAATACACTGGGGTAAATATAGGCAGTTTATGGGAAAGGCAGCGGGTGCTCTTCATAGTTATGTAAATGAAAGTTTCTTAATGAAGACAACTGATGAAAAAAAATCTACAGAAGATGCAGATGTAAAAACTGGAACAGTAACAGTTGGGACTGGGACATACGAAGTAAGTCCTTACGGGGCATCGCTCATAAAAGCTGCTGCATACTACGATGATATACTAAAAACAAATATTGTATCAGAGTGGAACGATGGAAGAAATATAAGCTTTTATGTTCCAGCAGAAACTCAAACAAAAATATTTTTACCTGACGCTACTTCATTCAGAAATGATGAAGAAAGATTATTTAGCGATCAAGGCCAAGACTATTGGGGAAAAATTTTAAATGGTTTTGGAATAGACATAAATGAATCAGCTGGATACGGGTTGAGCTTAAGTGGTACATATAACTTATCCAAGAACAATGGAATTAATCCAAACATAAGATATCACCTATTGACAATAATGGATATTTTAACAGCTGGATTAAATGATAATGAATATCGTAAAAAGGTTTATAGTTATGTTGCAACATTATTTGTTAAAGAAAATTCACTAGATGGCACAGAACAAAGTTATATCTTAGATTTTGATAGTACAAATATTCCAGCACAAGCTGGAACAAAAACTTATATATTTAATTCTGTTTCATATGAAGATACCAATCTTCAAACAATGAAGAAGCTGTTGAAGGAAATTTCTAAATCATCTGAAGGTCTTTTGCATCAACAAACAAAAGCAATAGCAGATAGTCAAGCCAGAAAAGCCGGAGTACCAGTTCCAGAGATTGTAAAAGAATGCACAACTGCATATCAAAAAATTTACGATAGAGTTAGAGATCAAATTAAAGAAGGATTTAATTTAACACTTTATGAAAAATTCTTTAAAAGTGCACCAATAGAAGAACTACTTGAAGCAGCAAGGGCAAAGCAGGGAGCATTTACATTTAGAGAATGGGAAGTCCCCATGTTGAAAATAGATCTTGACCCCGCCGCAGCGATAGTTACTGGCGTGTCGTTGACACTCGGTAACAACATCGCCAAGTTGCAATTGCAAATGCAAGACGAACCGACGTATCAACACATAGGTGGCAAAGATACTTTTATTAATATTTCAATGAAAATTATTGGAGAAAAAGAATTAACTAAATTAAAAAGAATATTTGATCACGTTAACGCACTTGCAAGATTAGAGCATTCTACAGGTGTTCTTGGTTTTATTGGAATAAAAAATATAGTCACTGCGTTGTCTGGCGTTAAATATGTTCTGCCATCTAATTTTTCAGTTAATACAATTCCAGGTTTTCCACATGTATATGAAGTAAATATAAGTTTGATTGACTTTGACGTGTTTCAGCAAGCTAGAGAAAAATTAGATTCAAATCAACAAAGAGAATTAATAGAACATTTTTCTACCAAAAGAAATCCATTTCTTAGGATTAAACAGATGTGGGGCTTATTTAACGCATACCCAGATCTTCCTCTTGAGGTAAAAAATAATAAGAATGAAACTGTTGGCCACTTAGATCCAGACTTCTACTTTAGAAGCTTTGATATGTTTGATAAAGATATTATAAATAATATATCTACAGCTCCAAAAGAATTAGATATTCCAAACCCGAATGATGGCGTCGGACAAAAAATAACTAAAGAAATGCATTCTCATATAGCAAATGAAATAGTTAATTTCTTAAGAACATATCCATCTTCAGATTCAAAAAATGGTCTTGTTCAAGATGCTAGAAAACAAGTATTAAACGATGTAATTTATTTTATTGAAAAAACTGATATAAATTTTGATCAATTTATTTCTGTTTTTGAAAAAGTAATTTATGATCCAAATTATTTTGGAATGGATAATTCAAATGAAAGAAGTAGAATAAATTTTTTAAAGAAAAATTTAATTACAGATTACCTAGAATATACAGAAACAGAAGATGAAGCTGTAGGGGAATTCATGAACAAGGTGTCATCCGCCCCTTATCAAGTCGGCAGCATTAGTTCTAGTAGTTCTGAACTTTTATCAGAGTTAAAAGCAACCTTAGCTGGAAAATATAATCTAAAAGATGAAGAGTTAGTAAGCTTTGATCCAGATGAATTAGAATTTCATCATATTATTAATATTTATCCGATAAAAGATAAAGATGAACCATCCAAGATACCAGCTTCGATACAAACAGCTCTTGGTACCAATCTGGGATATATTGACTCTGATAAAGATGGAAGATTTTATCTTACATTAGACGGGGTGAATGTAAAGAAAACTGAAAAAGGCGCAAAGATAGAACCTAGGGGAATATCAGATAAGCATTCTGACCCCTCGTACTCTGCTACTAAATCAGCAATAGCTGGTTCAACGGCCTATTCAAATTATCAACAACCATATTCACACGGCGCTGGCACAAGCCCAGAAGTAATGAACAGTTCAAAACCAGTAGACACAGTTGAATCTCACTGGGAGAAAATGTTGGTTGACACTCAGTATAGGGATGTATCCGGAAGAATGTTAAGAGCATTCCCAACCTATATGCTATGGTTGATAGATGAAGGTGGATATTTTGCCGGCGTTAAACTGTTTGATAACTTCTATGGACTTCAATCAATAATAGATTTTTCGGTTATACAATCCGAAGATCTTCTCGGTGATACATTGGTTTTTAGAGTATCTAATCTTTATTCAAAACTTTCAACAAAAGAATCATCTTCATTTTTTTCTGTAGATTCAGAATACTCTCAAGATAATCCTGGTCTTACCGATGGTCTTTCAAGTATAATAGATGTCACTTTAAATAAAGCCAGAAATGTATTGGCGCATATGCAAAATGATTATGTTGTTGATATAGAAAACATAAGATTAAAACCAGGTGTTAGAGTTCACCTGAGGGGCGGCTATGGAGCAAATCCAAACTCGCTTCAAACTTTATTTAATGGTGTTATCAGCCAGGTAGAACTTGGTGAAATAGTTACGGTTACAGCACAATCAGATGCAATAGAACTTGGTGCCGTTGTAAACTCTACCAACAAAAAAGGCGATAGTGGAAAAATAGATGGTGGAATAAATACTGGTCTTTGGCTTTCTGAACCAAGAGATCTAATGGTAAGACTTCTTTCCATGGGGGCGTCTAGGTTTAGAGAGGGTATTGCATACGCTAATAGGGGTTTAGTTTTTTCTGAAAATAAATTTGGGATAAGACATTTTGGTTCTATTGTTTATGAACCACTTACTACAGATGAAGAAAGAAAGCATCAAGCAAGAATAGATGCTATAGCAGATGCTTATAACGCAGTTGGTACGGGGGATGCTTCTGGATCCGGAAGAGCTGCATTAGATATGGCTGTTGGGACAAATGAGTTTAGAACTCCAGTATTTTCTTTGATGAATCAATTATGGTCAAACTTTTCGCAATCAAGAGATTTTGAAATATTTAAAAGAAATATTTACCCAGGAAACGGAACAGGAATAGCTCAATTTCTTGGTGGAGACTTAGGTGACGGTTGGACATCTGTATCTTCGATAACTCCAGTTTCTCAACCAAATGAAAGAATAGAATATTTGTCCAGATTAACCGATAGAAGTTGGAATGGACTTGTTCAAAAATATGGAGAAGAAAATCCCGACGCAAAAACAGCCATTGAGGGCTTAACTGGTGCTGGAAAAATAAGAGATAATACTGGTTCAGCAACTACTGGATCAGCAATTACCATGGGCGGTTTAATTGGTATATCTGCAGTTGTTGGTGGACCAATTGGTATTACAGTTGGTGTTGGTGCTGGTCTTCTTGGAGTACTTGGCACAAGGGGGGGCAATAGTATATTTAATATGTTAGGTCTAACGTCAACTTTAGATGACGACATGCCTGGTTTTGATGAAGTTTCATTTAGGGCTCAAACCTATATGAGATCTGTTTGGGATCTATTCCAAACATGTGCAAAATTACTTCCAAATTACATAGTTGCAGTGAGACCGTTTGAAGATAGATCAACAGTGTTTTATGGCAAGCCTCACTGGCTATACACTTCTGGCGTTGTACCAGTGACGACTGGATACCCAGGCAATGAAAAAATGGGTGAACTTGGAATAAGTATGGGTCCCAAAATAGTTAGTCCAGATTTTGAGTTGAGTAAAATAATAACTGAAATAAATAAAAATAGTAGTTCATACGCAGATGCAAATGCATTTCTCAGGGATACAGAATTAACAGATACAATCGCTGAGCTAACATCTTTGCAAAAAAACGCACAACAATATTATGGAACTTCAGCAAAACTAAAGGGTCAAGTAATTAATTTTGATTCTAATAAATCAAAAAGTTTAATTAACTCAGAAGGAAAAACGGTAGGAAAAATACCAAAAACAAAAGGTGTAGTTACAATGGGTTTTCACCTTCCGGTTTCTTCTGTTTTTACTGGAGAAAATAAAACAACTTCTAAAGTTATATCTTCATCATCAGTGCATAGTCAAATTCCTCAGCTTCCCTCAAGATTTAGATTCCCTATGTTTACAAACAGAGCTGATGTACGCGGTGATTATGGTTTAGAAAACTTTGCATTTCAACGTGATTCAATTGATGGATATTCTAAATTTCGTAGAGGATTAGACATCGTTGAAGACGTACTAGACACAACTGCTTCGATTGGTGAATTGTTCACTAATGCTCCACTAGTAGCTGGTAAATGGGCTTTCCGTAAAATCTTTGGCAGCGGTGACGATGATGGAGTAGCTTCAGAAACAAATCAGGATGTATACGATAATTATATAGAAAGCGTTACCTCTGTCTACGGAGACTCCTTTGCCTCAAACTTGTTTCTTGATAATATAAATGTAATCGAAAGAAAACTTTCTCCAGAACAAATATCCGATGTTGCTCAAAACTCATATAATTTTACTATACCGATTGAAGATGTAATCGGTTCAGAGTCTTTTGTTATATCAATGCCACTTCCCCGAAAAACGAATACATCGGAAATAGACTTCTCTGAATGGGGAATGCCAAGAAGTGTAGCTGATGAACAGTTTTATATCGCCATGAGATGGCCATATAAACCAAATTTAAATGAATCTGAAATATCAAAATTTACAAAAAAATATTTTAATTCAGAAACAAATCAATTAATTGGAAGTGTACAAGATTACAAAAATGCCCACGTATTAGTTTATAATCCAGATACAAATAATGGCGTAGTTTGCAAACCAGCGTACTTTCTTTGGGGAGAAAATAAATCAAATTTTCTTTCAGAAGGGACATCTAGTGGTAGCAGTGAATATAATTTAGATATAGATGAAAAAACAATAGATGCTGTTGTTTCTCCAGACGCAGCATACTTTCTTGGAATAGTTTCTGGTGATGATGTTATTTTTTCTGATGGTCAAAAAAAATTATTTAATAAAGGTAAGGGATATAGTGATCTTCCAATTCCAAGAGAATGTTATTTTGCATTTGTCCCGAACACGATACCATTAGGCGTAGCAACAAGTGCCTTTGTTCCGGGCAAAAAATTTACATTAGTAGATGATTCGGATAAGCAACTTGAAGATTTTTTAATTGGTTTTGGCAACTTTGAGGCAACAGACAATATTTTAAAGGCTACGCAAAAAGCCGGTTATAAGGGAGCTGGGCTTGGTGGTGGAATACAGGGTTTTGTTCCCGATAGATTGGATGATTATGAAAAATATAGAACTAGTGTTGGTGAATATTATTCTCTAGCTGAATTATCACCTGACTCAATTTTTACATACTCAGGAAACTATACAGATTATTATAAGAATATATATGGAGATATAGCGACTGTAACCAGTAGAGATAAGGGTTATGATATATTAGATAAGGAATCAGCAGAGACTGGTGACCCCCTAACTTTCTCCGCTGACGGTAGAAAGCAATTTAAAGAAGTTTTTAGCTTAGCAGACTCAATATCAATTGAAGCAAGAAAATATTATGATGAAGGATATGACCAAAGCGTTTCAGTTATTGCTGGAGATGGAAGAAACTTAGACATAGCTCAGGATATATGGGATCAATTTAGATTTGGATATCATACTTACAGTTCTGTTAAAACAATATTTTTTGATACTTTTGGATTAGACCCTGACAGTCAAGATGATTTTTCGCAAGAAATAATGAGTGCGTTTGTTGATGGAAATATACCAAAAGATATATTTAAAAAGTTTAAAGATACTGGTGGTACGGCTAACGATGAATTTGCAATTTTATTTGGAAACGAAGAAGCAGCATCAAGAACAGCGGCAATAGAATTTGCAAGAAAAAACTTTATAGATGCACCAGCATCAGAAAGTGGACTAATTGAATATTTTAATTTAATGACCTTAGATAAGATAAAAGCGTTTAGACAAAACTTTTTAATAGATAATAGTGAAGTCTTAGAAGAGTTAAGCGGACAAAAGGCTACAGAAGACAATCCGCTAATTAAAACTCCTCAACAATTATTTCTTGTAGTAGTTGGTTTATTTAGACAAGCTATGTGGGCAGACCCATATGCGAGAGCTTGGCTCGTGCTTAGACCATCTAGAAAAATAGGCGCTGGCTTAGGTACTGCTGCGGGTAGAGATCAGTGGGATTTTAGATCCATAGATAAAATATTTGCAGCGTTTATTAATCCAAACAATACTTATGCTAAAGATAAAAAGAAATTTTTACAATTATTATACAACAATAAGGGCGAAGGCAGCACAGCCTCAAACTTTGTAACAAGAGCAACTAGTGGATTAGATAACTTTTGGGATAGAAACATAGGTCCTATCTTTAGTGCGATGGGAACAGCATTGACTGGTATGATTAATATGTTTAAATTAAATATGTTACAAACTGGTTATGGATTGTCTCAAGTAGGTTCTCTATCAAAACAAGCAAATATTCTAAACAGAGCTCTCAATGATTCTATTTATTATCAACTTGGTAGATCTGGTTCGCTTTTAAGAGCTGTTGATAATCCATTCACAAGAGAGTATGGAGAACCAGTAGTAGAAATTAGGGAACCGTTTCAAAGAATACATTACCTAAGTTCCTTTAGCCATATTCTTTCAAACCAGATTCAGGAAACAACAACAAATGTTTCCACTGTTATTACAGCAGTATCTGATGGAAAATATCCAGTTACAGTAGCCCTTGACAAAGGTGCACCGGCAGAAAGGCAAATGGAATCAACAGTTGAAACTGGAATATATTTTGACAATATTGTTGGAAGTGGATTCTTTGGATTCTTACATCCATTTTTGCATCCGTTTGAAACCGGAAGAGGATTATCAAAAAACGCAACCGGTGCTCCTGATGAGCTAGCGGCTAAAAGAGTTGCCCTTTCACATCTTAAAGAAAATATTAAAGATATATATAGTGGAGAATTATTAATTGTAGGCAATCCAGATATAAGGCCACACGACATAGTTTACATAGCTGACGTGTATGAACGAATGTATGGCTTATTTGAAGTAGAGCAAGTTATCCATCACTTTACTTCTGAACTTGGTTTTGTAACCTCAATAACCCCCAATGCACTTGTAACCGTAAATGACCCAGCAAAATGGTTTATGACATCATGGATTGATTCATGGATGAACATGCAGGCAATAAGAAATGACACAAGATTATTCTTAGATGCTATTAGGGCAGATAATTCTGGGATAACTCTTGGTGGAGATATATCTCTTGACAGACTTGCAGAAAATTTAAATCCCCAAATGCTTGGCGGCATACAGTATACGCATGGTTCTTCTGCTCTTATAAAAGATGTTGTTGCAAGTCTAACACACGGTAGTTTTGATTCAAGTACAACCTTTACTGATGCAATTAGAAATCAAGCTGGAATTAACGGAAACAATGGCACGGTATCTGGCGGAACAGCGGCGGCAGCAATAACTGGAGTTGTTGGTGGCTCTGCAGCTGTTGGGTTGGTGGGTGGATCAGCCCTACTCGGGCTTGCGGCAGTGCCAATATTCGGGCAGCTTGCCTGGAAGGGTTGGCAGTGGGTCAGAGATAATCTATTAGATCAACACGGATGTTATGTCCAATATCTAAATAAAAATGGACAACCAATGGACGCTGGTCTTTCTTATAATCAGGGAATGGTTGTTGGAAGATACCATTCAAAAGCGTTGCTACCAGGCATGTTGGGCGTAAGAAGAAAAGTCAGAACATCAGACGGCTATGCATACGTTAGAAGTGATGATATATTTAAGAGTCTTGGTTGGCAGGAAACAGAAATAAAAGAATTAGTTAGATATATAAGTTACGAAAATGCTCTAGTTCACGCACAGGTTCTTAACCTTTCTGGTCTTGGCCCAGAAAAAACTACATTTGAACCATTCTTTAAAATATTCTGCAGATTAGATACAACAACAGGCATAGAAGAAAGCGGAGTAATTGACGCCGATACAATACATGTCATCGATATATTGAGTAATGCAAAAATTAAAGTTCGTTTTGATGGAATAAATGCTCCTGAAAAATCGATTATAACTTCAGCTTATTATAATCAACAATCATCTGAAGTAGAAATAATTGATAAATCTTCTCCAGGTTTCAAAAGTACTCAGTTTACATTAAATGCATTAAAAAATAAAGTATTCTTATTAAGAGTTAAAAAATCAAGAGAAACAGGCGGACTTGCTAGTGAATCTGATATAGAAAATTTTGAACCCGGTGCTGGTTTTAATAAAGAAACTAATTATCTAAAAGAAATATACGATAGAACACTCGCTACTATCTTCTATAACGTTTCTGGAGAAAAGCTAATTAGCCTTAAAGATTTTGTATATAATTTATTTGTTTCTAATAATTTTAATAAATCAAAAATAGAAGAAGCTTTTAAAGATAGTTTTTTTGATTCAGTTATGCGTACAAAATATCGAGTTATTTTTAATTCTATTTATTCCTCTGCTTTAGTAGATCATATTTCAAACTACATAATTGGGAATAGCGAAATAACTAATCCAGAACTTAGAAAACTATTCTGCGCAATGGTGGAAATGAAGAGATTAGAGCAAATATATAAATCAGCTTCAAGATGGCCAATGGTGCTGTGGGACGAGTACTATGATGATGGAACCCCATATACCCTTAACTGGGAACTAGTAGTAAATAACTTAGCTACTGTTTTTACAAATGATTTATTAACGGAATCTGATTCAGTTAATAAAGCAATAGATTCTGTTGGAATACCAACTAAGGTGGAATAATATGTCTTTTTTTAATATCAATTCCGAAAATTTAGCTGATTCTAAATCTTTCACTAAAGCAATAGTTGATAATATCGTTCCTAAAAATGGAATAGCAATTACAAAAACTTCTTTAGCAGAAAGACGGATATGAAGGACAAACATTAAACTCAACCGATATTCTTTCGGCAGCTTCGGGTAAAGAACTTTTTGGTAATGAAAATTATGGAAATATGTTTAGGGCAGATATGGCAAGGGAGAGCCTTAATTCGATAGCCACAAGTGCTTTTGAATATCAAGTAACAGATAAATCTAAATTTACTGGAGATGTAGTATCTAATTTTTTAACTTCCGGATCTTTTGGCAGAAAGTACAATGATGGATTAATTAGTGATTTAGATTCTGCAATTAGATCAAAATATTCTGTTGGAGGATTATCTGAGACCGTATATAATGTAGGTGGCTATGGCCATAGTTCGGTAAATTATGGCCAATCTGCTATGGTTGGCGCTGGAATAATGCCAATTGCAAGAATTTCCAAATTAACCGCTGTTCAAAAATCGTGGTACTCAGAGAGGGGTGGTTTACTAGACTCAAAATTAGGCACTGGTATTAAAGCTGGTTTTTTATTTGATATTAATAATTTAAATACTGAAGCAGTATATGACACAGGCACTATAGTCCCTGGACTTACCGATGCTATCGACAGAAGAATAGCCGCAGATATAATATCTGCTGGAGCAGAACGAGCCTTTGTATCTGCGTCATTAACAGAATTTTTATTAGCTTTGTTATCTGACTCTTTTGGTTCATCATTAAAAATTGGAGGTGGGTTTGGCCTTGAAAGACAGAATGATACTCCAAAGGTTGAAGGAGCTGTAGCAAATGCAATAACAGATCATGCTTTTGGTAGAGCTTTTGATTTTAGTAAAATACAAAAAGTTTCTGGATCAAATCCAAGTCCCATTAATACTGCTAAGGGTCATGTAGAACAGTTAATGATTTTATTGGAAAAAATGAACGCAATGCCGCCGTACCTAATTCCAGACTACATTGCCGTATCCGCAAAATATGTAGATCAATCTTATGATACTTACGATAGTAAAACAAATCAATTATGGGCTAAGTATCCAAATTTAAAATACTTAAAACTAAAAAGAGATACTTCTGGGGTTCACGATAACCATATACACATTGGTTTTTCTCCAGCAAGAGGCGGCATTTATTCGGGTCCAGGTGGGCTTTTATACAATCCAGCTTCAGCTTCTGGAACTTCTTCGGCAGCAAAGTCAGCAGTAAATCTAGTCCTAAACCAACCATCTCCTTATGGCCCAATGCCAACAAATATTTTCAGAAGAGATTTTACAAAAAATACTAACTCGCCTAAACCGGAAGAAGTATTTTTGGCATTAACAGAAGTAGGATATTTTTCTGACGAAACTGCAGCTATATTTGTTGCATTATCAAATAGAGAATCGCTTAGAAGAGTTTATGTAGTTGATCAATATGGCGCAATTGGACTTTGGCAAATATCTGCAGGTTCGACAGACGGTGGGAATATTCCAGTTTATATAAAATTGCCACAACCAGAAAAAATTGATCCATTTGGAAAAATGGCTTATGTAAATTGGCAAAAAGAAAATTTAACAAATGAACAAATTTTTCAAAAAATTAAAGATCAAGGGAAAACACAAGATAAAGGAATAGGAAATTATGATACAAGATTGTGGAATTTAACTAATCAAGTATGGCTTCTTAGGTCCAAAATAAATAGAGGTAATATAAAATCAATCGTTAATGATTTGCCAGTATTCCCATGGGGAGATTACGGCGGTTCTAATGCGCCTAAATATGGATGGGTTTCTTCAACTAGTGGATCATTTTGTAGATTTGCAGACGCTTATGATGTTTATAATAAAATGACTGGAAAAACAAAAGAAAACTTAAAAGAATTTTTAATGTCTGAATCTCTAGCTAATTCAAGAACACTGCAAAAAGATGTTTGGATAGCAAAAAATAATAAAACAATTCTAGAGAATTGGATTGACGGAGTTGATTATCCAAAAGTAAATTTAGGTTCTTAAAATTAAAACTAAGGAAAAACAATGGCAATAAATTATCCAAAATTTGATAATAAAATTCAATCTAAAATTGATAACTCAAGAATGCGTCAGGCAAAAACAAGGCCTGGCGTAATAATGAAATTTGATCCAGTAACAAATTCAGCTGATGTTATAATAGATGATCAATACTCTGGAGAAATGGGCAACATTATATCCGGAGTCCCGTGCCCTACAATACCAGGAATCCAAACAGTTTCCCCAAATCCGGGAGCACGATGTCTAGTAGGTTTTAGGGATGACAATGAAAGATTCGCCTATATAATTACCTTCTTTGAAGAGGGAACATTAGATTCAAATTACATGTATAATTATACGGTGAATACCGGTGTACCGAAGTTTATGTCGAGGTAAAAATGACGATTAGCTATCCAAGTGATATAGAGCCAGAAAAGAATTTTCCAATATCTGATGAATTAAAAAGAAGAAATGAATTTTCAAAAAGAGAAGTTGGTTTAAACCATCCAGATAATAGTTCATTTATTAGATTAAATGATGACGGCGATATAGAGATTTTTGCATCCCCAGGAGTAGGAATAGTTATAAGTGGAGCCAGCAGAAGTATATCTTTATTCGCAGATAAAATTAGATTTTTTTGTTCGGAAAATGAATTAAGATGGAATAATTTTAATTTTAATTATTCAGCTATTGATTATTCTCAGCCAACATTAGTCCAAATTGACCACAAGTCAATACATAATGCTCAAAACGACGCACATCATTATTTGGCTAAACTTAAGGATATAGAAGAATCAGAAAAACAAAAAACCATTACTATAGAAAGTGATTATGGTTTTGCGTCAAAAGAACCAGAAATTACTCAAGTTTATAGTTCTCGAATTCCTACAGAAGGTTTATCTGAGGATCAAATTTTATTAGTACAAAACATATTAACTGAACATACTCCTGATTATATAGAGTATATGGTTGGTCTAATTAAAGAAGGTTATACATTTGCGCAAGCAAAGAACAAGGCGGATGAAATAAAGAATGTCTGATTTATACTTTACTATGACTGGTGATATATTAATCAATGGCAATAAAGATATAGCCATTACATCATCCTCTGCCCAAGACGACATACAGCAAGTTTACCTAAGGCTTATGACTGAACCTGGAGATTTTTATATCTATCCTTCTTTAGGGACTGATTTATCTGTACTATATGGTATGCCACAATCAAAAGAAACCGGAGAAATGGGAAAGAGATTGATAAGGGCTGCCCTAGAAAGAGAAGATATCTTTAGGGGAAGAAGCATCGTCATAGATGCAATTCCAACCGGTTCAGACTCAATTAGATTTGATGTTCATATGATAACAGATAAAACAGACCCAATCGTTCTTTCTGTAACTCAAAACCTAGGAGCGTAAATGCCTATATATGGAGAAAAAGAAAAAGCAGACATTTTAGTTAATGTACTGAATTCAATGGAGCGCAACGCAGGGATCTCAGCTGCCTATCCAGGCTCTATTGCTAGAGCTTTTGCTGAGGCTTTTAGTACAGAAATAGCAGACCTATATTCATCCTTAAACTTCACAATTAGGCAAGGTGCTCTTTCTACCGCAAGTGGAAGAAATCTTGACTTAATTGGTGAACTATACGGCGTTTCAAGAAAAGAAATATCCGATGCCGCCGCACTTGAAAGACAGTCTTTTAATATAGAATTTTTTATAGATAATCCATATAGCCAAAATATAATAATTCCTGGTGGCACCTATCTTTATACTAACGTAGAAAGCTACGCAGTAAGACAGTATAGATTTAAGCTAAACGGCGACATAACAATAGCCGCCGGCACAACTAGAGCTTATGGTTTGGCAGTTCCAGATTTTGATGATAATACCTACGTTGCTGCGAGTGGCTCCATAACTCAACATAACTTTATTGCTCCACCAGGAGTTGTTGCATATTGCATGAACACAAAGGAAATATACTCAGCAATTAATTCTGAGTCAGATGATAACTTTAGAAGAAGAATAATTTCATCAATTAAAACTCGAGCTGCAGGCACAACAGAGTCAGTACGATTTGCCGCCCTTTCCGTTAAGGGCGTAAGAGATGTTAGGATAAGAGAAAGTTCTTACGGCATAGGATCTTGTGATGTGATTGTAGTCCCAGAATCATTGTCTGGAATTAAAAGAATGCCAGACACAATACTTTCGTCTATAGCATCAGTTAAGCCAGCTGGGGTAAGGTTTAATATTAGAATAGCAGAACAAATACCGGTAGATGTTCAGATTAGTATCACGATAGCATCTGCCGCAAATGGCACAATAGAAGCTGGAATAAAGAATCAAGCAGCTCTTTTTGTAAAAAGATATTTAAATTCACTTACGATAGGAGATACCGTTTCTGTTGGAGAAATAGAAAGACAAGTAAGACTTTCTTCAGACTTTGTTAGGTATGTCACGATTAACGCCTTAAGCGCAAATGGTGAATCTATATCCATAAAAGATTTTACTCCGTCTAGCGATAAAGTTTACCCCGGAGCTGGAAGTGTTAGTGTTTTATCTGTTATAATGGGTCAATCAAATTATTAACATCAAAAAGTCACAGGTCTTTGATATATGAAAAATTTTGTTATAACAAATAAGTATATAGTGCGTGCTCCAAACATTGGACAAGCAAAGAGTATTGTTTTTGAGGGTGTCGGCAATGGCGATATATTAGGTGATTCGCTACATGCAGCTGAAATAAATGATGATGAAATCACTGATTTTATTAATGATAAAGATTCAATGTACACTCAATCTTCTGTCATTACCTTAGAAGATCCTTCTATGTACGAAGACAAAGAATATGACTCAACTGATCCAGTGTCAGATGTATCTGATTCACGAAATGAATTTTTAAGATCAGAAAATAGAAGATTGGCTAAGAGAGTACAGACTCTTAAGAATGTGCAAGATGAGGTTGTAAGAGCAGCCTACGCTGCAGCTTACGACGCCTTTGCCGGCTTTGAGTTCCCAGAAATTAAAGCTCCTTCTTTAAAGAAGAATAAAGAAAAAGTTCCCGAAACTGCAGTAGTGGTCTTTGCAGACTGGCAAATGGGTAAGGTAACACCTGACTATAATACTAATGTATTAGAAGAAAGAATAGAAAGATATACAGAAAAGCTGTTAGAAATAACAGAGATTCAAAGAATGGATCATGAAGTAAATGACCTTCATATTTGGTTGTTAGGCGATATAGTCGAAGGTGAAGAGATTTTTCCTGGGCAAAGCCACCTTATAGACTCTGGCCTGTATAGACAAGTTGCCGTTAATGGTCCAAGAATACTTGGGAACTTTGTTAAGACCGCATTGGAAAATTTTAATCACGTACACATTACTGGCGTGATAGGAAACCATGGAGCGGTAGGCGGAAGAGCACGCAAACAGCACGATCCAGAAACCAACATGGATAGAATGCTCTATAAGATTATTGAGTTGATTGTTGGAGATGACGAAAGAGTAACCTTTAACATCCCAGATGGCGTAGGAGAAAGAAACTGGTATGCCGTTGATACAATCGGCAATTACAGCAGCTTGTTAATTCATGGCGATCAAATGCCTGCACCAAATGCTTTCCATGGTTACTATAAAAAAATAATGGGATGGAAAGATGGAGCAATTCCTGAACATTTTGATGATGTTTTTATGGGCCATTATCATCAGCAATTTAAGATGACAATAGGAAGCTCCATGTTAAGAATATCTGGTTCCCCAGAAAGCTATAACACCTATGCTCAAGAATACTTCTCGTCTATGAGCAGACCTTGTCAGCATTTAATGTTCGTGCACCCAGAAAATGGAATTACTTCTGAGTACTCTATTTGGCTAGATTAATTAAAGAGGATTAGTAATGAAAAATTATCTCTTGGGTCTTCGCAGTGGAGACTTCAACAAGGTTGGTAATATTTGGACTACTGATCCTATTTATTTATACAACAACAAATTCTATAAAAACTACTCATACAAAAGATCTTCTACTGGTTTAAATTTAGTAGGTGATTATACTTTTGTTGGAACTGAATTAGCTTCACCGTCTACTTCGGTTTTAGCCCCAGAATCGCATGACCCCAATGCAATTTATGTAACAAATTATGGTGAAGTAATTTACGAATCAGCTTCTCCTGATATTATCAGGTTTATAGATACAACTTCAAGAGTTGATATTATTTCCTATAAGCACGCTTTTACAAATCTTACACGGAAGCGAAACACCAACATTTAATTTTCTAGTATATGAATCAGATGATGAGTCTGGTCCATGGATGAAATCAGAAATAACGATAGATTCTTCTTCTATATTTTTATCTAATTCAAAAAGATATATAAAAATACAATTAGAAATATTTTCTGAAGTAGAAGATGTAACCGCTCTTGGCCTATTGCTTTTCGTTAATGTATTAATACATGAAATAGAAACTCCTGTTATATCAGATTCAGCTAGAAGTATACTTTCTAAATTTCCAACATGGACCGCACTCTACGAAGACTCAATAGAAGGAGCTACCCCATCATTAAAGGTTGCACAGTCCGTTGGTGGAAAATTTATTTCATCTTTAGTTGGAGAATACTTAGATGACTTTGAATCAGAATTAAATCTACAAGATATTAATTCTTTTATATCAAGTGCAGATGAAGATATTACTGATTGGGTTTACGTATCTTATTCAGTGCCATCGTCGGCTCTTTCCGTTTCTGGAGATGGCATAGAACTTGCAAGATCTAGTTCTTTAGAAAATTTTTATGAATCAAGAATAACAGATTATATTTATTATCATAATTTTATAGATAATCAAATAATAACTCTTAAAAAATTTAATAATTTGTCTATAGATAGCAAAACCTATGACCAAGATGCCATGTTGTATTTTAATATATTTGATGAGTTTGGATCAAGAGTAGCATTAAAAAGATTATTTCTAGAAAATAATTCTAATTATAAAAAAAGAATATTAGATGTATATCAAAATCCACCTTCAGTAGATTTAAATGGATTAAAGTTAACACTTAGAAGAGAACTAGATATTTGGAGGGCTTATGGAGCTACTCCAAATTCTGACTATCTTGGAGCTACACCGGAAGTATTAGAAATCACCGACATTGAATCCTCAACTCCATATTTTTCTTTTGATGGAAATCCAACAAAAGATTTTAATTCTTTTGTTAGATATATAAATGAAACATATCCATCAAATTTAGGATATGCCAATTGGGATGAGGCCATATGGGACTATGCAGGGTTATCTGGAGAGGGCATGTCTCACATTCCCTTTGTGTACGACACTGCTACGCCATTAGGAGAATATTTTCAATCTGGATTTGGCGATTTTGAAGACGGTAAACTTTTAATACTATCCGACAATGCCGCAACAGTTTCTTTTGAGGGTTATTTCCAAGCAGATGGATTTACACTTTCGTCATATAAGGATCATTACAATCCAATAGAAATAGATTTTGAATACTATGCAAACTACCTATTGAATGTCCCTAATCCAGATGTAAGTAATCCAAACTCAGCAACCCCCTACAATGCTGGCGTTTCTCTGGTCTATGAACTACACATGCCGGCGCATAATCAATATGCAACTCCGTCAGTATTTTATACGAATATGTCATATCTTGATAGGGATGACTTTTTTGTTAAGAACTACTACCTGCAGTCAAGCGATGCAAGTCCTGAGTATAATTTAATACAAGTTGTCAATTCCGATGGACTAACAAATGGGGATCTTTCTTTCAGAGAAAAGACATACGATTATTCATACGTAAACAATCAAGCTACGCCTAATACTAATTCAATTGATGTTTCTAAAGCTTCTCAAATTAGAATAGTCGCAAAATCAAAATGGAATGAATCAACAGATTCTTATCAAACAAATTCATATGCTGGTTATAGAATTGCATTTAATGAAGATGGAAGAGGCTATTGGGTTAATCCAACCGCTGGTTCATATATTTCTCTTTCAACTCCAAATATAAATTATATAAATTCAAATTTTAAAATAGGATCTACTGTATACGGAACAAAAAATTTAACTGGGATAACCGATATCATAGAGGGAAAGATGGTTGTTAATTCATTTAATGATCCATCAATGATAGATGATGTGCTCATAACAAAAGATGAAATAAAAGCACCTTTAATTTTTCCGATTGGTTCAACTCCACAAAATATTTATTTTAGTAGCAAAAAAATAAATCCAGAACCATTATACAATACAGTCCAAACTCTTGATCTAAAAGATCCAAAACATGGTGGCATTTCCCATAACCATATTGACGACACAGATTACTTTGTGCCAGCGTCTCCTAATATTGTACTAAATATTTATAGTCAAAATTTTGATTACTTAGAAGAAAATATATATTCTCCAGTCTCTTCGAACTATTTTGAAGCAGCAACGATTAATTATCAAACTGGTTCAGAAACACTGATTATAACAAATGGGTTAGCAGCAACCCCATACTATCCATTCAAATCACCGGTTTGGACACAGCTAAGTGAACCTCTTTCAAGTACGCCGATGATTTATGGATATTTAGATAAACATGGAAACGCATATCAGGTTGGTGAAACGATAGAAGATTCTGGTAGATCAATAAATTCTAGTCAGATTGATTCATTCGTTTCAACATGTAGTTTATCTAGACAATCTTTTGGTTTAGGCTCAGAGGATAACGAAAATTATATAATAACCTCAATAGATGCGGTAAGCTCAAGTGAAGATGTTCTTCTTTCCATACCCAATAAACAAGTTAGTTCAAGTGGTTTTGCCCCCGACTCTGCTGTAAATTTTATACAAGAAATATATAATCCAGATACTCAACTATATGAATATAGCGAAATAAAAGTGAATGCACACTATGCAGATTATTATGATAATAAAAACATAAGCCTTTTAGATACAAAACAACCAGATATAAATGTTGGGTGGTTAGACTTACCAGATAATGAATATTATATATATTCAGCTCCAATTATAGAGGCTTACATCGGTAATTTTTTTGAATTGCAATTAACAGATATACCAAGACAGGGTGCTCCAGTTATAGTTAACGTATATAATGATGGGGCAACAGTACAATACGATGAACTACTTTTTTCTGATTCAGCTACTCCTGGAGATTTAACATTTTACAATGAAGAAATAATTATTGGATCCAATAACGCTGTACTGTATTTAGCATATCCAAATATTTCTAATATTACACTTCAAGATACTTATACCGGAAATGTATTAGTGCAATCTAATTTGAATCCAGAATATTATATATGGACTTCAATAGATCAAAATGGGAATTATATAATAGGTGAAGACGATGAAACAGAATATTATATATTTAATTCTACTTTTATTCAAAGTGGAGATCAAGTATATGTTTTGAATCAAAATGAATTTGCCATACTAGATAGTGAAACTTATGAAAGTAGAATAATACCAGGTAGAGAATATTTGGTTACCTATACGGTTAATAATTCTTATTATATTGATAAAAATTATTATGATTCTAATTTAGATGATTATTTTGGAAAAATATATTTTTCATCAACACCACAATTAACTTCGCTGTACAGCGTGACATATGAGGGTTCGAAGTATAAGTCTAGTACTCCTTCTGGTCTTTATTTAAATTCCTTGAATAATCCTATAGATGAAGGATTTGTTTTTGTATCTGATTATGATTATGATTTTGATACAGCTGGAGTATGGATATCTCCACAAAAAATATTTGATACATCAGATGATATTATATATATTTCTATTGTTTCCTATGATATAAATGGAAATCCAAAACCATATCAAACATTTAGAATTTATGGTGATGAAATAACAGCAGAAAACCAGTATGTAACAACTAACCAAAATGGTTTTGTAACTACAAGCTTCAAATATTCCGGCCCCGCTCCAGCAGTAAAAACTCAAATACAAGTATATATTTCTGGCATTTCCTATCCAACTCCTAATGCGCACGAAAACAGCAACGCAGGAGCATTTCAAGACTCATACTTAATTGATCTTGCTCTTAGCAATATTTATACATATGATTTTAAAGCAGCCCCCGACAAGATGAACATTAAGGCTGATGGGCTTGGGGATATATATATCAAGGGGTATGTGAGACAGGGCAATGTCCCTCCATCAAGCACTCCAGCAATTTATTGGAAAAAAGCAAGAACAGCCTACTCTTCGCTAGAGGAGGTAGATTACTCCATAAGTTCAAGTACTCCAGGTAGATATGGAACTGCGGGCATGGTATACGCAGATAAATACGGTAATTTTAATATTGGTCCGTTCTATGCCCAAGATAGAACAAAGCCAGGTTACTGGTTTGTTTCTATGGAAACTGAATTAGCATCTACGCCATCATCAACACCCGTTACTATATACGGTGACATAGTTTATTGGTATGAGAATTATGATAATTTACATTATTCGAATGAGCTAGTTCCTCTTCCGGGATCTTATACGGCAATACCTAGCTCTGGTTCAGATATTATAGATAGTCCAGGTTTTACTTATCAGCATTATAATATGGAATTTGATAATGAGTCAGCTTCGACTGTTAATTGGTTGCCACCGAGATGGTTCCCGATAAGTAGATATGATCAATATCAGATGGGTTTTTTTGGATCAACACCAAATATTATTTCAGAATATCAAGACTTAAATTCAGATTACGAGGATAGCTAAATGAAGCTATTTAAAAATATAACAATTAGCGAAAAAGAAAACGCAATAAAAATTGGGTCGTCAGTCCCCGACGACGCAGCAAACATAGCTTATTTTGTTAATGAAGAATTATCTCCTAAAAATAATTTAACTGTTATAGACATATCAAATTCTATACCTGAAAATAAAATATTTTTAGACAGAGGAGTAAAAACTTATTATGCAAATGAGCTTGGCATCTTAGAAGATGAAACAGGAAATACAATATTCCCAAGCCAAGACATATCAATAAGTGATTCTTTTCTACTAAAGGATTATCAAACTGAAATCTTAAAAGTTTCAGAAATAAATTCTGATGAATTTTTTCATTATTATTATGTAAGTAGATTTTTTATATCTGCTCCCGTAAACCACAGCACGTATGGTCTATCAGAATATATACCACAATCCCTATATGCGTCATTGAATATCAAAGTTTTGAATTCACAAAATCAAGATCACGTAGATATAAATACTGGTAGAAAAAAATATAAAATATTACTTGAACCATTTATAACGGAAGATAATTATCAAGATACGGAAATTCCATACAAGATAATTATAGGCTTAGATTCTTCTGATCCAATTAATCTTAAATTAATTTACGATAAAATTGAATGCGGTTCAAATGGAAAAGCGACTTCACAGTACTTAAGATACTCAGAATCAATTAATACTGTTCAATACTTTAAACAAATACCAGAAGAAACTTTTGTTGTAGATAATAATTATAATAAAAAAGTATTTTCTGTAAAAAAGTTTAATAAAAAATATTCAGATATATTTAATGTTAATATTAATTCAACTGGATATCAGGTTTTTGTCCCTAAAAGAGCAATAGCAGATAATAGAACTTATGAAGTATTTAACTGGAGACTAATAGCTAGGTCTAAACAGTCAGTTAACCTAGAGCTAATCGATTACTTTTCTGACTTAGAAACAACTACTGGTATAAAACAAAAAACAGTAAACGTTGGTGTCTTATATGATTCTTTTGATACCCAATCTTTAGAAATTATTAAACCATATGTATTCTATAGACTTGAAAAATCTCCATTTAACTTTTCTAAATTTACATTTAAAAATCCAATAAGCGAAGCAGCAAACAGCTTAGATAAAACTAAAGCAAATTACTGGATGATTGATATTCAGTCTATTGATTCATTAAAAGATTTTGATATACTTACATTTTGTCCAACAAAAAAAATCTCTGAAAAAGCTAATATATTAATAAATAATTATGTAAAAATACACAATGGAACATTATTGGTCGATGGGTCACTGTACCCTTCAGAGGAACCATTCATACATTCAGAAATAAAGATAAATGCATTTAATGCAACAGTTGTCCCAACTTACTATCAATATGTAACAACCTCAAAAATACTTGACGAAACAAAAAATGGTGGATGGAATATAGATTCTACCATATTTGAAAACGAAGACTATGGAATCTTTGGGCTAAAAAAGGGTTCATATAGAACAATATCTGGAGTTAATTCTTCTAAAAGCTTTTTAAACATAGGCATTAGTTCATCTTCAAATTCCTCCGTCGGCGCACTATTTGAGTTTCCAACAATTGGCGACGCCGTAGCACAGGGAAATATAATATTTACTTCTTTTTCTTTTTTAGAATATTGTAATTCAATCTATAGCATAGCCTCAAAATCTGCTGTTCTAAAATTAAATAATGAACAATCTGTTTTTGAAGAAAATAATACAAGTTTAATTTCAGCAGTTGTAGAAGGTCCGTTTAAGTTTTTATATAACTCAGTTTCATATGCCCTCTATTCAAGATCATATGCATCGAGGGTAATAGATACAAGATCTTCTTTATTTAACTTTGTTGGAGAATGGAATTCGTCTTGGGCAATGAATCAAGATGCCCTTTTGACAGAAGAAAAAGAACAATTATTTGTAAATGTTACTGTTGGCTCAAATGAAACCAGATATGCAAGAAGTATTATCCCATCACCGCTTAATATTGGTGAATACTATTTGCGTTCGTTAACAGAAACACTTCCAACCTACCAAAAAGATAAAATTTCTTTTATTGATTTAAGTTCTGTAGAATTTTATATTGAGATAACAAATCCAGATGTATTAATAGCAAATGCAACACAGGTCGCATCTTCGATAGAGGAAAACATAGCAAGTTCTTATAGTTTATTTTCTATTCCATCTTCAAGCAATTTTGTTCAAGCTTATACAGATACTGTATCTCCCATTATAAATATACCAGATGGATTTGGGCCGTATGTTGTCAAGGAAATTCCTAGTCTGAAAAGTTCAAATTCAAAACTACTTAATAATAATATTGATCCAACAAATTATTTTATTGCCTACCCATTTGAATTAGAAACAGCTTATTCATACCAAACAGCAACAGATAAACCACTTAGTTTTAAGGGAACATATTCTTCAAATATAAGAATACACTATCAGGGAGAAGGACAATTACAGCTAAAAAGATCTGTAGGAACTGTAGTAAGAAACTATACAATAATTCAAAAGGGTGAACCAACTGTTGTAGATGCTGGGGGTACAATCCCTGGTCAATCACAAAATGATATCCCGTGCGTTAACCTTACTTCTGGAAGAGATTCTGTATTTAATTCTTCTGATCTTGTTTGGAGAAATTTTGATTATACCTGGGACATAGATGCCGGAAACGTATCCAGTGCCTGGACAGTTGGAACGACTGGAGAGTACGTAAAGTATATTAAATCAGTCTTAAAAGCCGGAGGATTTTATAGCGGAGCGATCAACACCTCGTATGACTCCGCTGCATCCACCGCCGTATCTGCTTTTCAAAACAGAATGAAAACAAGTGGCGTACGATTTGATGGTATTGTTGACGGAAAAGTAGATAGCCAAACAAAATCTTTATTCGTGAGTGCAATGTCACTTGGTATTATAAATTCGGTAACAGCTAAAAACCTATGTAGCTCTAACGGAGTTTCAAAGTATTACGACGCAGCATTGTCGCAGGGTGATATAAATGAAATAAATTCTGGAGGAAAATATAGAAGAGTAAGTTATTCTGGTGGAGGAATCGGAACTCAGGTAACAAGAATCCAAGATGTAATATTTTTCACCATACCCGACGGTGCAGAAACGGTAAAAAATATTAAAATTAATTTTGGAACTCTTGAAAATTGGCGCAATGTAACAGTAGTGTCTTATGGTTTTTCCCCAGTAAACCATGCAGCTAATAATGTTTCTTTTGCTAATACTATAAACAATAGCGTATACAATGGTTATACTGTCAACAAAAAACCAGATAGTTCTGGAAACGTTATCCTGTCGATGCACGATCAACCAATAGGAAATTGTAAATATGTTTATATTTATTTTAGGACTAATGATACAGTAATCAACCAGTCTAAATATGGAAACGCTGAAGGATATCAAATCAGAAGCATCAGATGTGACATAGTTGGGAATGCAACTACAACAGCTCCAGTATATGGCGATCCAAAGGAAATAGAAGTTCCAGTTTCGGAAACCTACAACGCATTTCCTAGTTTAAATAAACCAGAAATAGAAGATATAGCAAACTATTGGACTGAAAATAATCCAAATGTTTATTATGATGGAAACACTCTTAAGTCAAATAAGTCTGGATATTTAATATATACTGTAGACACAGAAAAATATTATTCATGGAATGGATCGTCTTGGTCTGAAGTTTCTTTTTCTGAAAATACAGAAAAAAATATTAGAACTGATACAAAAGTTATAACAAAAACTGTAGACGCATATGTTACGGCAACAACTGCGGAAAAGTTCTCTGACCTTTCGGCGTTAAAAAACCATACAGTCAAATATGATACTAATACAGTCAAAACAATTCCATTGACATTTGGTTCTTTGGTATATAGCTATTTAAATAAATCATACACAGAATCTCTATCAAGTTCTATTAAACTTTCTACGGCTAATTTTACTGCTAGTTCCGGTGTTGTATTCGATTTTACTAAGCAGCTTTATGTTGATTTAAATGGATCAAATTCTGTTTCTTTAACTTCTTTAGTTTCAGAAACAGGATCAAATGTGTCTTCACCATCTTCTGTTTTAAGTATAAATTATTTAGAAACAAATCCATCCTCGGGAAATGCAACAAGATTAACAATAGAAACTTCAGCCACTTACTACTCCGGTTCAAGCGTAATTAGTACTCCACTTACATATATTAATCAGTATTTAATGAAAAATTTAAACAATGTAATAGTGCCTAAAAAAGAATCTATAACAACATTAGACGGAACACTGTTGTTGTGTAACGAATTTGGAAAACCTGTCGGTATACCAAGCGGTTCCGAAATCTCGAGTTACTTTGGATCAACAGCAACAGAGCAAGAAAAAGACGCGAGACTGGGTTTTGTCTATGTTAAAAATAGAATTCCAGAACAAGACGGATTTATTTATGGATTTTATGATTTTGCTCAGAAAGAATTCTTAGGAGATACAGTTTCATATGTAGACATGATTGTTAGGGGTATAAACAATATATTTCTTGCAGTTGTTGCCTATGATTCAGATGGTAATACCCAGAACATTATAGATTATATTGGACCAAAAGTCAGCACAACTTTTATTCCAACAAATATTCCAATTAAAAAAATATGTCCTGTTTACTCTGTTAAATATAATTCTGGAACAGCAATAAAAATTGGTAATATGGATTCTTATGTCGACAAAAAACAAGCATGGCCGCTGATAATAACATCCGGATCCTTTACTAAATCGATTAATATATCAGACATATCTATTTATGAGGATTGGAAATCTAATTATATAAACCAAACTCTTATTGCGACTTATGACACAACTTCGGCTAAGGGTGTAAATTGGTCTAATATTTTTGGTAGAGGATATTATGATGTTAAAAATGAAAAACCAATATTAGTTTCTGACAAACAAATTAAGTTAAGACAAACACCATTAGTTGTTTGGCCAGAACCAACTAATTATAAAAATTCAGTAGCCCCTTTATTTAAACCACAGATTGAGATATACACAAAAGAAACCTCATCTTCCGAATGGGAAAAATTATCCCTCTCTGAAGTTAGAGATTACAATTGCAGTTCTGGTTTAATAGAATTTAACAATAGAATAATTCCTTCTGATGAAAATTTAATAAAAGTAAATTATGTAATTAAAAATTCTGATTTGATGATATATCAATCGAATGGAGAGACAGTTCCTCTTAATCCATTTTTAAATTCTAAAAATATCAAATTTAATAAACCCTTATACATATATGTGCTACCAATAAAGATTAATAAACTCTCAACAAACTCAGCTGACGCCGCTGAATATGTGCCATTACAGGATTACGTTCCAAGTTATCCGTATAATTTTACGTATAATTCTGAAATATTTAATGAATATTCACCGAAGCACGACCCCTTCGCATTGCCAATCGGCATTATATACTTTACCAATAACCCTAACAAGAAGCAAACAGAGATATATGATACGAGATTAAGGGGTGGTGGCATAGCAGCCGAGCACCAATTCGTACAGATAGATTCAGAGATAGATAATCTCCTTTCAAACTGGGACGTGTACCCAATACACGGATGCTCATATCCAAGAGGTGGATTTGTAGTAATTAGGATACCAGATGAAGTTAAAAATAACTTTGAAAATATAGAAGAAATATATGATATAATTCGTAGAAATCTAACTGCTGGTATTTCTTTCCAAATACAGAATTTAGATGGAGAGATCTGGGAAATATAATGTTAAAACAACTTCCAAATGTAATTAATAGTTTTTCAAACAGCTCTCAAGCTACAGTATCTTCTTTGATCAATCAAATGAAGATTGATAAATCAGATGTATCTAGCTTGATTTCAAAACTTTCACAAATAAGAGTGGACACAAGTTATTCTCCATCTATATTTAGTCAATTTAGTTCTTTGAATAAAGAGTTTTTTATCGACATTTTTAGAGACGCAGACTTAAGAATGAGAAGCTACTATGCGTCAGCCAATACAGTTGGCTTAATGCTGAATTCGATGATCGATATTTTCTTTTCTGAAATTGAAAAAGTAGAAAAAGATTTAGATACATTACAGATTTTTATTGATAATTATGAATTTATAGCAGGAAAAGATGATTTATATAATTCAAATTATATAGAAAAATTTGATAATTATTTAAATGATTATAGAACAGACGGTTATTTATTTGATTTAATTGATAGAGATGGTTCTCATTTTGACGAGAATGGCAATGGTTTTGTTGATACAAAAGCTGGTGTATTTAAAATTGGTAGTGGTATCACAACCAAAAACGCACTCGATTTTATCGATGATATAAAAATTAAAAGCAATTATGAAAACTATAAATCAAGTGACAGTGGTTTTTATACAACTTTAAATGATAGTAAATCAGATTCTTGGAACGTAAGTATAAAATCTCCAGTTATTTTAACATCAAAAATAGATGATATTAAAAAATATATATCTTATGATACTTCTTATATCAATGGTGCACAAAATATTGTTGAAATGTCTTTTGCATTTCCACAGGAAATAGATACAATATACATAACACCGGGCCACGGGAACGGCCTTCAATTGCTACAGGCAGTTCTGTCTTCTGACTCTACAGAAAGTTATGTCTATAAAGATTACGAAACAATTTTAGAAGAAGCAACAGATTCCGATCAAGCAGTTGAATCGTATACTATCAACAGCATTGGAGATCCCATATCTTCTACGACAACTATTTCTGTATTAACGGAACCGAAGCAACTGGATTCTATTACTGAAATTTCTTTTCCAAGAAGAAATGTAAGTAAAATTATACTTATATTTAATCAACCAGTTTATTCCAAGAATGAGAATGTTACTTCATCAAGTGAATTAAACGCAAAAGCTGTATATGATATTGGCAGAGAAATAAGAGAAATAAGAAGGTCTAATACAGATAAATTACAGGATTTAGTATACAATTTATTTTTAAGAAATAATTCTATTAAAGATTTATTTAAAAATAAATATATGAATGATAGTTATTATTCATATAAATACCCAAATGTTAATAAAACATTCGCTAATAAAATGGGCAGAGATAATTTTTCAGAAGAAAATATTCAATCTAATTTAATAGATGAAAAATGGAGTACAATTTTATCTACTTTGTTTCAAAACTTTTTTGTTCATATGATTAAAGACAGTGGAGAAATTTTTAATAATTCAACTTTTGTTGAATCTGGATCTATATTTTCAGAAAACTATGATTTTAAAAAACCAGGAATGCTTCTGCAAAAAGATTCAAATAATATATTTTCAGGAAAAACACAAGAGTTATTTGCAGAAACAATTTCAAGATCAAACCGTTCTATATTTAAAGATTTATTTATTTTAGAAAAAATAGATCAATATGAATATACTTTTTCTATTAAATCAATAGAATTTGCAGCAGTAGATAAGGTAGATTCTAATAAAGCATGTTTTGTTAGTAAAAAAATTCCATTCAACGGATATCCTTTAGCCCTAAAAGCTTCTTTGGTTAAGAGTAAAAATATAATAGATTTTAATAGATTTAATTTTGATCTAAAAGAACCTATATCTTATGAGATTTCTATATCCAATACAGAAATACCTGTATCCGAAAGTGATTGGATTTCAATACTGGAGTATGGAAACGATCAAATAGATTCAGAGGTTTTATTTTTTGATTTACAATCGTTATCTGCGTATACAAGATTTTATTTTAAAAAAGAAACATTTGTTTTGTATAAAGACGGTTATATGGTTTCACCAAATAAATATTCTTTAAAGGAAAATTCAATAATTATTAGTTCATTAGACATTAATTCTATATATGTTTGTAAATATAAAACAGATTTAACCCTTTTTAATTATGATAATATTGATTTTATTAAAAATAAATTATTTCAAGAGTCAACTAAATCATATTTTAACGATCAGGGTCAGGGTGAAAGGTTCCCAATGACAGATTATACGGGAAGAATAACACTAAGTAATTTTCCTTATATCAATACAACCTACGCCCAAACTTCTAGCTACAATCCCGCATACGGCACAATATTTTCCTCAGACTATCAGGGCTATAGTCCGATCAAAGTACTTTTGTCGGATGGATCTTACGCAATTAACCTAACAAACTATACCAACAGTAAAGATCTTCCATCTTTTACTGATAGTTCAAGAGTTTATTTCATACAAAATGGCAAAGAAATAGCATTTAATCAGATTTTATCTGATTCATTTTCGGTAATTTACGAATACGTTTCTAACTCTACTAGATTTAGAATAATAATTAGAAAAAATGTATCAAAAATTCTTTATCAGGCATCAATTGATGCAGTGCTTATTAAAGCAAAAACAAAAAATTATGATCCTTATTACGACAAATTAACCAAAGCATTGGCGGTCAATTAAATATGGCACAACTATCACCATCAACATCTATTTTTGATCAAGTTGCCACATCACTTTCTTCTATAGCTGACAAACTAAAAAATGGCAAATACATTACAAAGCAAGATCTAATATCGGACTTTAACCAGGCATTGAGTGACGCCTATAAAAATATAGATTCATTTAATACAAGTTTAGATTTATTTACAAAAGGCGAACCACCAACATCGACCAAAATAAATAAATTTGTTAATTCATTAAAAAATGATATCAACATATCTGCCAAGCAATTAGATTATTTAACTGCAAAAACTATAAGTATATTTAATTTATTTACTTCTGAAATAGAAAATGAAAAAAAGTATTCTCAAAGAATATTTTCAAAAACAAAAATACTTCAGATGTATTCCTCAAGTCCAGCAGAAGATATAGTTTACATTGGCGATTCGTTTGATAATCAAGATTACATGGATTTTTCTAAAATGAAAGTAAATCAAAATCCAATGATACACAACAGTGCAGCAACTATTCAGGCAGCAAAAACTGTCAACTGGAATGTATCTAGATTAACATTGAATAATTCCAATGGGTTTATGGGGAATAATCATATCGTTATTAAAAGAAAAGATGAATTAGATAAAATAAATTATGAATATGTTTTTAAAAACAGTCCCTCAATATCTAATCCACTAAATATAATAGATAAAAATCCATTAACATATTTTGAATATGAAGCTTTAAATGTTGATAAAACTAAGTATAAAAATGTATTTGATTTTGCTCCATCTGATAATGAGTTTTCTTATATAGTTGATTCAGAAGAACTTTCTTCGGCGCCAAAACGCAGTTTAGTTAATTGGTCAAATCATAATTTGCAAGAACCTTTAAAGTTAGATTTTACGATTGAAGCAAATGCCGCGTCAATGGCTAATTCGATAAAAATATCTCCATATTTTGGATATACAAAAATAGTAAAAGTTTCTAACATTTATGTTACCAACGATTTGGGTGAAACAGAACATATTGTTAGGGAACCTTTTTACATAGGGCTGTCTCCAGAAAGCTTAACAAAAGAGGCTTATTCAAAATACTATTTCGATTCAGCTGTTGTTAAATTTTCTGATAGAAAAGTATTAAAAGTTAGAATTATTCTTGAGCAGCCGTATTTTAATGAAGAAGAGATAATGCATACCTACTGGGCTACAGATTATACCGGATCTAAATCAGACAATAGTCCATTTTTTGGTTCTGTAAGATTTAATCCAGATTCTTTAAGCAAGGATATTTATCAAGAAATAAATTACAACAAAGATGCAATAATTCCACCATTAAGCAATCCAAATATTTTTAAGAAAAATAATGTTACTAGCAAAGAAATAAGTATATCTGTAAAAAAAAGACTCACTAACACAAATACATCTGAGTCGGTTCAAACATTTACTGTTCCGTTAAAATTACAAAGAGATATAATTAAAAGCAGAAGGATGTCTATTGGCTTAAGAGATGTTTCAGTCGAATATATTGAATATTTAGATTCAGCAGAAATTATCTCTCTACCCTATGTTTTCGATTATCCAGTAGAGTCAGTAATGCTTGGCATAGAGAGCGACGTAAAAAATGTTTCTTCAAATATTCAACTCATATCATCTGAAATATCTGTTGATGGTGGAAATAATTGGTTTGAAATAAGTTCTACTCAGTATGGATTTAGCTCTTCTACTTCTTCACAAAATCCAGAAATTTTAGTATTCAATCAAAATGTTTCACCAGGGTACAAGCTTCCAGGCGTAGGATATGAAAACTATCCAAAAATTCCACAAGAGGTTAAGAGCATATTAGTTAAAATAAAATTACTAAAGGATCCAAATACAAACGTTGTTCCAAATGTATACTCTTATACATTGGCCGCAAAGGTTAAAAAAATATGAACATTTCAACAACTCAAAAAAGAAGATTTTTAAATAATATATACAAATTAATATATTCTTCTGGCCAAAAACCCTCTGAACAAGATGTTAGAAAAGCATTTAATGAATATTTTAGCGTAAACCAACCAGGTTATCCGGTTAAAGTAGACTATGATCTTCTTAGGGCTTCAAATAAAACTGATGTTGATTTATTAAATCAAATAATGGCTAATACAATTTATAATGTTGATATTTTATATGACACAATTCTAGATAATAATGAAGAATTATTTTCTATTGTTACATCTCTTAATAAAAAATTAGAAAATTTAAAAAAGAAAAGATTACAGTTAGAATCAAAAGTAGATGATCTTATATTCATGAATAATAATTCTGATGGATATTTTTATTCTTTTACAGAAAATTTTATATCAGCAGACAAATTAGATCTTTCATTAACCGATTCCGCATTTTTTGATCCTAAGCTTAGGAATGTAACTATTAGCAAATTAAAATCTGAACAGTTTAATGTTATGACTGTTGACAATCTTAATGGAAATAATGTTAATTTTACAGTAACAGCAAATGGTCAGCAGTTGAATCAGACTATTGATAAAACAAATTTTAATAATATATTTGATGGGTTAACAGATACATATTGGGATCATGTTGTGTCTTTGGAAAATCCGCAACCAGTCTCACTTACCATGAGCATACCCGTCAACAAAACCTCGATATTGTCAAAGGTAGATGGGATTCCTTTTACCTCATCTCCAGTAAACATTATGATGAGAGCAATATATTCCGATCCAGAAAAACCAAATGAAATAAAAACAAAGACATCAAGATTAGACTATGATGCATTCTCTTTTGCCATTCCAGCAGATTCTTATTCAGCGATAGAGATAGTTCTATATAAAAATGAACCAGACTATATAGATCAAAATAGTTCTAGACCATATGTTTATAAATTTGGCTTAAGAGAAATGATAATTGGGACAAAATACTACGCTAAATCAGGTATACTGGTATCTGCCCCAATATCCATTGCTACAAAAACTAATTCAAATTTAATAATAGATGCAGTTTCCATGGAGGTTCAGGAGCAGGTTATTCCTGGAACATCAGTGAACTACTATATCGCTGCCAATAACCCAACTGCACAAAATGTTAATGATTATAATTGGATTCCAGTATCTCCAAAGGGTTCAGAAAGCTCTGGTTATAATCCTGTTGTTTATCTTGATGGATCAACTAGAAATAATGTTTATATATCAAATACGCCTGAAGAAAACGAACTAAAATATATACCAATCAACTCTTCGGCAGTAAATGCAAATGAATTAAATCCAAATAATAAAATATATTCTGGAAAAAATGCGTATAGGATTACTGCACTTAGTTCTGAAGAAAATTATTTAAACTCAATTCTTTTAGGCGGAGTAGATTGCCTAAAGCATAACTATTTAATATATGCAGGTGAGTCTGTAGCAGATGGAAAATATAAAGATCTTGAATATTGGTCTGATATATTCAATAATAAGCCGGCTTCACTTTTATCAAATACGTTAAAGGAACAAATAGGTTCTATAAATCCAGGAATAAACTCTTATAGTTCGGGGTATATAGAGACATCGATAATAAGACAAGGCCCTCTAAATGTTGTACATAATGTCTCAAAATCTAATCCTAATTTTAATCTAGCAATATATTTAAATGGAATTTTAATAGCAGATCTTCCAAAGGGAACAGGAAGCAAGGTCGTTGAATGGGAATTTAAATCTGGAATTAATAAAATAATAATAACTTATGATAAATTGGTATCAGGACAAGTTTCCTTTAATCTGATAGAAGGTTTGTCCCTCTCTAGATACGGATTAATTTTTGTTGATTATTTTAATTATTTGGACCCATTTGAGTTTCAGAATAAAGTAAATGAAGACAGCTATTATTTTACAATAGATACAATTTTTGGAAGAAAAGAAGTACTAGCTTCAAGGGAGCTATCGGGAAAGTCAAACTTTATTTATACCTCTAATAATCAATCAGCCGTAAATTCCATTAGGTATAGGGTAGATTTAAATAGGTATGAAGATCCATTGTCATCTCCTATAGTTGAATCTGTAAGAATTAAGTTTAAACATAGGGATGCATAAAGCCAGTGTTTCTGGTACTAATTGATTAGGAAGAATTAAATGCCAATAACTTACACAAAACAATCTCATACGAAAAGACTGATAGAACCTCTTTTTTCTAGATTTAGACAGAAATATAGAGGAACTAGAAATAGCAAAAAAGAAAATTTAGAAATCAATTCTTTACTTGCCGACTTCAATAGGATCAATAATCAATTGGATTCAATAGGTGCAGTTTGCGATAGTTATTCTGTAGCCATTAATGGTAAGATATCTTCCCTGGTTGAAGAGGAAGTGCTTGTTGATGGGGTAAACGTTGAACCCGAAGGAGTTACTGCGTACTCATTGAGTAATGCCGCAACGCCAATTGCGTCTAGTATAAGTATAAATGATATTGTAAAAATTACAGGAAAATTATCTAGGCTTCAGAGTAAAATAAAATTTTTAGAAAATAGGATTTAATATGGCAGATTCAATTAATACACAGAAAAGAAACGTGCAATATAGGGGTCCAGTAGACAGCTCTGAATACAATCAAAGAATTGAAGAAAATTATAAAGACCTTTTATACTTATATAATAAATCAAATATTCTTGATCACAAACTTTCTGAAGCATTTCAAAGAGTCTTGAAGGACCAAGCATACCTAGTTAGTGCGGTTGATGATCTTGTCGATAGAGTTGAGGCACTTGAAAATGAAACAAATACCCTATCAATATATTCTTTCTCACAGCTTGATTATGTAAATTTTGTTGGAACAAGTTTTTCTATTTCTACCACAAATCTATTGAGCCTAGATCCATACTATAATGTAATAACACTTCCAAAGGTTAGCGGATCTTCAAATTCAAAGTTAAAGTTTCACACGTCCGGTGCTTCTTCTTCTCAGGTTATTCCAGATTTCTTTAAAACATTTATACAAAATAATTATGCAGGCGTTGACGCCGCTGGAGCCATAGTCAACACCACTCCAACATTCAATGCAATAATAGATAATCCAGATAAAATTTGGAAACGTAATATAATTACACAATCCACTTCTCCTTCCGGGGCTCAGATGATGTTTTACGTAAAAATACCATCTGAATTTACTGGATCAACAAAAACAAACTGTATTAAATTTAACCCATTTCCTGTATACTCAGTCGATATTTCTTCAATAGAATATACAACAAAATTAAATCCAACATTAACAGAGTCAGACTCTTGGCTGCCATTAAACTCTTCTGCTCTTTATAATGGAGTTAGCACAGCGGTGGGCAAAGTCCCACCTGGTGGATGGCTTGTTTCTGGGTCGGATACCATATATAACTCTGGCCCACTTTCTTTTTACTTCCCAGATAAAGAAATTACGGCAATAAGAATTAAGATGGTACAGAGAAGCTATATGCAAGAGGCTGGAAATTATATATATACATATGGCCTTTCTGATCTTGATGTGAGATATGATAAATTTTTGCCATCTGGTAAAACTATAATTAAGTTTACTCCTCCAGACGGTTCTTTAATTAATAATATAATTAGTGTAGACCCAGTAATCTATAATGTTCCCTTGAGCCAGATGTCAAACGCCTTTAGCTATAGGGTTATCTACGACGATGCCGGGAACTACAGCACTACAAATCCGGGGGCTTCATCCAGTGTATGGATAGAGGTTACCCTAAACATGTTAGAGGATAAAACTGCACCCGTGCTTTGTGATCTAAGAATTCAATATGATTAATGGTTAAAAACCAAAAATCATTTTACTATAGATAGTGTAAACCGCATTATACAATAAGGAGATATCTCATATGGCAACCTTTTACGTAGGTCCAAGACCAGTATTGAAGGGTCGTTCTACTGCAGATATGGTGAACGTATTCAAGGGTACGGCTGGCACATATTCATTTTACCCACTATTTGCTAAGGGTCTTTTGGATGGAGCTCCAGACAATCATCATGTCCCAGGCACTGGTAGTCATCCAGGAAATGTTCTTTTATCACAACTATTTACTGGCTCGACACTTTATGTTGGGACAACTCCACTAGCAGGTACATTTGCAGATGGGTCTGACTATGAGGGAGCTCGCTTTAAGCCATTTGAATTTAAAGGCTTAGTAGGGGCAGCGGCGTTTCCTTCTGGCTTCGGGCATGCCGATAGAGTAAGTGACTATAGTTACAACAACTATATATTTGATGGTGTTACATCAGCAAATATATTTGCAAGCACTGGTCACGCTGCAAGAACAGAAGCTCAAGGCGCACCAGCATCCTTCGGTGTTTTTAGACCAAATGATGTTCACGGTGTAACAAGTGCAGCAGTATTCACTTCAGGCTATGGTCAAGCAAATACCGCATCGGAATATGGCAGAAACAAAGTGCTGGAATACAAAGGTTTGGACTCAGCAAAAGCATTGTAAGCATCACCGAAAAATATATTCTGTGCTATACTAATAGCACGGCTACAACAATCCCGTCTGATCCCAGGCGGGATTGCTGTTTATATGGATCATTTTTATAGGTTTTGAGTATTTTATTAAGGATTATAAATGTATTTAGATGCTCTTGAAAAAGTAATCAATGAAGACACGATACCTTTTGATACAGCAGAAAAATATTTAAATTTATTTTTAGGTGCATCTGATTGGGATAGCCACATAAAAAAACTGTGGAAAATGTCTGGTTCAAAAGGACTTACAGAAGAGCAAAGAAAAGCCTTTGTAAAAAAAACTATAAGTTGTGCAACAATGCTACCTCTACTAGAGGGCACTACTATTCCTACTCCTCCAGATAAACTTTTGTTTTGGTGTACAGCTTGGACACAGTTCAATGAAAGAGATTGGTTTGAATTATTTAAAGAAAATATTAAAGAAGATATAAAAATCATAAAAGATAGAAATCAAATTATTAAGTTAGGCGTCGTAGACCCGATAGATGTATCACCATTAACTAGACAAGCATTTAATTGGCTTTATAATAGAGCAAAAGAAGTTTCTGATTTGAATGAAGATAACGCAAAAGAATTGGAGATAAAATTTTTTAATCTAGTAAAAGCATATGGCGGTGCTATAATATGTAATATGTTTGTCAAACATAAAAACAATGTTAACAAAGTGTTTAATTGGAGAAGTGGTTATTTTTTTGAAAAAGAAATACATAAAGTTTATAAGATCGATGAAATATTAAAAATAAAAAGTACAGAATTACAAAAGTTAAATCAAAAATACGTAAAAAAAATAACTATACTTAGATAGGAGATATATATAATGTCATTAGAGATAGAAAACGGTAATCCAGATATAGCATACGCCGCCCCAAAGCAGGCATCGATGTTTTCCTTTAGACTGACAGATGAATTTGTTATTGGATATAAAGATAAAGTAGTTCCATTTGGCTATAGGGATGCAGCTGGAAATTCTGTTGGAGAAATAACCTTTTTACGCACTTACTCAAGACTTAAGGAAGATGGCACAAAAGAAACGTGGGTTGATGTTTGCGAAAGAGTTATCAATGGAATGTACTCCCTCCAAAAAGATCACTGTAAAAAAAATCGCCTTCCATGGAATGACGCAAAGGCTCAAGCCTCTGCAAAGGAAGCATTTGATAGATTGTTTAACCTCAAATGGACACCACCTGGTCGTGGTCTTTGGGCTATGGGAACAAACATCGTAAATATACAAAAGAATTCGGCGGCTCTACAAAACTGCGCCTTTGTTTCCACCGCAGAAATGAATAAGTTTAACCCAGCAAAACCTTTCGCATTTCTTATGGAAGCTTCAATGTTGGGTGTTGGTGTAGGATTTGATGACAAAGGTGCCGACAAAGATTTTACAATCTTTAAGCCAAAGGTGTTAGAGGTAATTAAACCAATCGTTATTCCCGATACAAGAGAAGGCTGGGTCGATTCAACAGCTCTATTGTTAAATTCATATCTAAAACCGGAACAAGACGCAGTTGATTTTGACTACAGCGTAATCCGTCCAGCTGGCACGCCCATTAAAACATTTGGTGGAGTAGCTGCTGGTCACGAGCCACTTGAAAAGCTACATAAACATATTCGTAAAATGTTTTCTGGACGCAGTGGAGAGAAGCTAACCCGTATAGATATAGCTGACATCGGAAACGTTATAGGTGTATGCGTTGTGTCTGGAAATGTGCGTCGATCAGCAGAATTGTTGATTGGTCGCTTGGACGATCAAGATTTCTTAAATTTAAAAAATTCAGAAAGATTCCCTGACCGAAACTCGTATGATTCATCGGCTCCAGGATGGGGCTGGATGTCTAACAACTCCGTTGAAACAGCGGTCGGAGCAGATCTTTCCAGCATAGTAGAGGGTATATCTCTTAACGGTGAGCCTGGAGTTCTATGGATGGACATGTCTCGCAAATATGGCCGCTTAGCTGATCCACCAAACAATAAGGACCATAGAGTGGCCGGCTATAACCCCTGTGCAGAGCAGTCTCTAGAGTCCTACGAGTGCTGTACGCTTGTGGAGACCTATCTCAATAGGCATGACACCCTAGAGGACTATAAGCGCACATTAAAGTTTGCCTACCTATACGCAAAGACCGTGACTCTTCTGCCAACCCATTGGGAAGAGACTAATGCCATCATGCAACGTAATCGTAGAATAGGTGCGTCTATGTCGGGCGTAGCAAACTTTGCCGATAGAGTTGGAGTCCCAGCTCTTCGCGAATGGATGGACCAAGGCTATAGAACTATCCAGCGTTATGATAATGTTTACTCTGAGTGGTTGGGAATTAGAGAATCCATTAAAATGACAACTATTAAACCCTCTGGAACTGTTTCAATTCTTGCAGGCGAATCACCAGGTGTGCATTGGACCCCAGGCGGAAAGTATTTTAATAGAACTATTAGGTTCGCAAACGAAGACCCAATGTTACCTCTATTCAAAATGGCAAACTATACGGTTGAGCCAGCTTCCGAATCTCCTGATACAACATCAGTAGTCTACTTTCCCATTAAATCAGATGCAGCGAGAGCAGAGCGTGACGTTACAATTTTTGAAAAAATGTCTTTAGCAGCAACCGCCCAAAGATATTGGTCTGACAATTCTGTTTCTGTAACAATATCTTTTGATAAAGATACAGAATCTGAGCACGTAGGTACAGTACTCCATATGTATGACGGGCAATTAAAGACGGTGTCATTTTTGCCGAGTGGAAACCATACTTATCCACAAATGCCCTACACCCAAATATCAGAAAAAGAATATACGGATGCTACTTCAAAACTATTCGCTATAGATTTAACTGGAGTATATGCTGGGATGGCATCAGATGCAATTGGCGAAAGATACTGTACTACTGATTCTTGTGAAATTAAATTCATAAAGGATAACTCAAAAGCCAATTAGATGGTATAATGTATCCTATGGAAGATACTAATAATATAGGAAAATCTATAGTCGTTTTAGATAATGGCTATGTTAGATTAGTTGATGTTATGGGATCTGATCTTTCTGTTGCAAATGCGGCAAGAGCTTCGTTTGCAAAAGAAAGTTCCCAAATGTCGACAGACGACGCTAGACTAATAAATTTTCTTGCAAGAGAAAATCACATGTCTCCGTTTAGGCACGCATTCGCTACATTTGAATTTAAAGCACCGTTGCTTGTTGCTAGACAACATTGGAAATATGTTGTCGGCTCTGATCATACAATGGACTCATGGAATGAATCGTCACGCAGATATGTGACAATGGAACCAGAATTTTATATACCAAAATTAAACGAATGGAGACTTGCTCCAGACAACAAGAAACAAGGATCTGGTGGTCCCATAGACCCTTGGACCGGTTCAATTTTGACTGAAGAGTTAAAGAAGTATATTGAACAGGGAGAAGCTTTATATAGGTTGGCGATGGATAACGGAGCTGCTCCAGAGCAAGCGCGTTTATTCCTGCCAGCGTACGCCATGCATGTTGTATATAGATGGTCTTGTAGCTTGCAGTCAATAGCTTTGTTCTTGAATCAAAGATTGGCCGAAGACGCTCAACATGAAATAACTGAGTATGCGGAATCTGTAAAAGATTTAATAAGTCCACACTTTCCGGTTTCACTATCAAGTCTATTAGGTAGTTATGTATAAAAATTTATTATTATCTTTATTATTGACAGTCTGTTTGAACTGGACAATAGCTATGCAGATACTTAATCAAACATCTAAAGACAAAAGAACAAGAATAGTTTCCGTTTCACTCGCGCTCGCTACTCCATTAATATTTGGTTTGATTATATTTTCTTTGTTATGAAAAAATCTTTTAAAAAAATAAAAACAGTAAAGGTAAACACAAGTGCCAGCTTCTAAGTTAAATTATATTGTAGTATATAAAAACCATAGTCAGGTTTACGGATGCTCTTCTTCAAAAATAGCCATTGAATCTCCGGCCCCAGACGGGTTAACGGATCAAGATAAAAACATATTTTTTGTTACATTTGAACCTGATACCGACAACATATGTCTTCATAGGTACGATCCAAATAAAATCGGTGGTTTTGATTTAGATGATAAAAAGGTAAAAATTAAAAATAAGTAGGAATAATGGCTAAAAAAATAAACGAAAAGAAAAAAATAAATATTAAACTTGAATCAGGTCAAACGTATCTGGTAACAACAATAGATGAAATGCTTGTTATATCAAACGCATTATCAAATTATTTATCTGTTGTTAAAGATGAAAAAGAAAGATTAAATATTTTACACATTAAAGAAGAAGCTGTAAAATCAATTAATGAAAATCAATTTATTAGCAAGCAAAATAACAATGACGATGATAGTTGGTAAAAATGATTGATTTATGTGTGGTAAATTACAATACAAAAGATTTACTTAAACGTTTTTTGGATTCACTTCATAGTGATCTTAATGAACAAAATAAGATATGGAATCTTTACATATCAGACAATGGATCTTCCGACGGAAGTTGGCCTTGGATAGAAGAAAATAGACTTACATATAAAATAACTGCAGGTTGGAATAATCAAAACATAGGCTATTCTCTTGCATGCAATGGGATGGCAACTTACGGAGCTGGTGATATAATTTGTTTATTGAACGCAGATGTCTGGCTTACTACTCAGGATCTAATAAATGTTCAAAAAATATTTGATGAGAATCAAGATATACATATTCTTGGCCCAAAACAAAGAGACGAAAATGGTTTCATAACACATGCTGGCATTGTAGGGACTAATACGGCTCCAAAACATAGGGGTTGGAAGCAGCATGATCCAAACGATAATCTTTTTAAGGATAGGGTAAATTGTGTTACGGTATCCGGGTCTGCTTACTTCATTAGAAGATCAGTATGGACCACTTTAACAAGTGATCGTGAATATCAAAGAATGTATCCAGGAGTATTGGGCGCGTTCCTGCCGACACCCCACTACTACGAAGAAACTTGGTGTTCGTATTTTGCACGTCATCGTGGCTACAATGTGGTGTATGATGGTAGTGTGTCAATCGGTCATAGCTGGCATGCATCGTCACCAAAACCGGGTGAAGGATATAGTGAAGCAGATAGTAAGTTCAAAGTAAGTCAAGAAATATTTCGCAAAGCCTGCGATCAACTAGGAATAGAAAGAGATTAAAATGTCAGATCAATTTAATGTTTACCTTTACAATGCAGAAGTGGTTAAGATAGTAGACGGAGACACATTCAAGATTAAGATAGATCTTGGTTTTGAGGTTCACATTGGACCAAAGAGTGTCAGATTATATGGTGTTAATACACCAGAAAGCCGCACTACAAATCTAGAGGAAAAGAAGATGGGGCTCGCTGCAAAAGAGTTCACCGATCAATGGATCAAGAAAGCTAATAATAAAGTAAAGATCGAAACTATCCTAGACAAGAATGAGAAGTACGGCAGAATTCTGGCTAGAGTATGGAACGAAGCTGGCGAATGCCTTAACACAGAAATCGTTAAAGCTGGATTAGCTAGAGAATACTTTGGAGTAGGCGATAAAACATTTGAGGAATTTAAGAAGGCGTAAGTGCAACATTTAGGTAATGGTATTTATCGTATTAAAAATTTTTTTTCTCTTCATAAAAAATTTAAAGATTTAATTTTAAATCAGATTGATAATTTAGATTTTTTTAGTTATCAAAACAATGTTTTTAAAAAAAATGATTTTGACTCACACGATTTTTGGGTAAAAGCTGTAGATAGTAGCAATCCAATTTTGTATGAAATTGTATCCTCCTTAAATGAACAAATGATAAAAGTGTTAAATTTAACACTAAACACAACTCACGTAAGTCAATGGGAGCATAGCCAATACTGCGGTATGATATCACTTTATAATCCTGGAAATTTTTTTATGGATCATAATGATTTATTTTCTTCAGATGAAGAAAAAAAGATGACTTACACAGCCGTTTATTATGTTAATCAAGATTTTGAAGGTGGTAATTTATTTTTTCCAGAATTAAAAATTACTGTTAAGCCTATAGAGAATAGTTTAGTATTACTTCCCTCTCATTTAACTCATAGAGCAGAAGAAATTATAAGTGGAAATAAAATAATATCAACAACATTCTTTAAGGAAATTAAAAATGCAAACTAGAAAATATTTTGGTGTAGGCAATAAAAAATTTCAAGAGTTTAAGAAATAATTTAAATGTCACTATCATTACGGGAAAAAATAAATCAACACTTAAATGACATGGAAGAAAGTGTTGTTTTAATGGATGGTTTTGATGAAGCATTAATTGGTTTGTCACAAAGAATAAACCAACCTTTATTAGCTGTTTATTCTTGGGAAAAAATGATTGACGTTTGCACAACTGGGGATGGCATGACTCATGAAGAAGCGGTAGAATACATCGAGTATAATTGCATTGGAGCTTGGATTGGCGACCAAACTCCGATAATAGTGATGCCTTTAGAATTGGACTAGACACAATGCAAACATTTTTACCGTATGCAAATTTACAAAAATCAATTCAAGTTTTGGATTATCGTAGACTTGGAAAACAGCGCGTAGAAACATTTCAAGTTCTAAATATCCTACTTGATCGTACGCCAACAAAAGGATGGCGCAATCATCCAGTGACCTTAATGTGGAAGGGCTACGAAGCCGCCCTGCAGTTGTATCAAAATTACACCATTCAAGAATGGGTTAATAGAGGGTACAAAAACACTATGCAGTACGAGGATGTCGATATTGATTCTGCGACTATGCCACCTTGGTTCGGCTTAGAAGAATTTCATAGATCACATAGATCTAATCTACTTCGCAAAGACTATGAATATTATTCGCAATATTTTGATGAACCCAACAACTTAGATTATTATTGGCCGGTTAAAGAGTTGGCTAGTGGAAAAAATTAATTAAAACTTGCAGAACAACTTGCATTGCGCATGCTTTAGGTTGTAGTATATAAGTGCAATATAAACCAATAACATAAATAGCCGAAAGGAAAACTAATGGCTGAAAATAAATTCAAATACTTCACAATTACAACAACGTCAATCGTTAAGGCACCTACTGTAGCTGAGGCACAGAAAATTGCATCTAGCAATTCGCGTAAGTTGTCTGGAACTCGTGGAGAACTCTTGTTCAAGGATGTTGATGTTCAACGCATTACAGCTGTTGAAGCAAGAGAGCAAGTAGAAAGCTAATTATTATTGGATAGGGGGTGGTAGTTTAATAACTATCACCCCCTTTATTTTAGGGATAAAAATGTCTAAACAAAAAATTATTGCTCAAATGGTCGGAAGAAATGAAGAAGATAGATTCTTAAAAAATGTATTAAGTAGAATATCAAATCAAGTTGATGAAATTGTCTTTACTGACGACTGCTCAGAAGATAACACCGCTGGTATAGCATCAGATTATGCGCATGTATATAAAACTACAGAACCAACATTTGCAGTTCACGAGGGAAGACTAAGAACAGCTGCCTGGTCTAATCTAGAAAAACATGCTAGTCCGGGCGATTGGATTATCGCGATAGATTGCGACGAGATGCTTTACAGATTAGATAATCTTAATTCGCTTGACATAAAAACAGTCTTAGATTCCTCTGAACAAGATGTAGTTAATGTTAGGTTCTATCACATGTGGGATGAAACTAAATATAGAGTAGATAAACTCTGGGCACCAAATAATAGTTCGAGAATATTTAGATTCATACCTGGTGGTCAGTTTAATGACAGAGCATTGGCTTGTGGGTCTGAACCAACATACGTATCAGAATGGATCAATAGAAGAAACTTTTGGATAAATTCTGGTCTCGTAATGCAGCATCTCGGATATATCTTTGATGAAGATAAGCAAAAAAAATATAAAAGATATTCTGAGATAGATGGTGGTAAATATCATAATTTATCTCATATTAATTCTATATTAGATGAAAATCCAGTTTTAATAAACTGGGGAAACTTTGGACTTTAAGGAGTAAATATGAAAAATATAAATAGATCTCTTATTCAATTAACGGGTTTAATGAATAGTGATAAGAAATTTGCATTCATTAATATATCTAAATCTTCAATTATAGGATTAAATAAAAAAAATGAAAAAACATTTCCATCAAATGTTTCTAAAGAAATAATTAATTCCATTAATCTTTCTGGTGATAGAGTAATGAAAAATGTTTCGTATGATCTAATGAAGGAAGTGCAAGATGGTAAGTATTCTACAATTGGATTAAATAAAGAAATATACTATCATTATCCTAATGTATTTGAATATTATTTAGAAAATAATAAACCAGTATTTGATTCTCTTATTTCTTTTTACATTACAAATACACCTTCTGTAGTTGTTTCTCTCCATGATCAAAAAAGAATTTCTAATGTACTTGGACTAAAGAAAAATATTATCAATATATCATATACAAGTATGTATAATAAATACGAAGAAATATTTGATCAATTAAAAAACTTAAACGGCAAAGTACAATACTGTTTGTTAGACTGCAGTTCACTAGGACTAGCTTTGTCCCACAAGATATGGAATGAATTAGACATGTCTATTATTGATTTAGGAAAAACTTTAAACTTTACGAAGGACAACAATCATCAATCAGCAAACCCAATAAATGCAAAATAATTCCCAAGATAGAGAAGAGGTAGAGCATTTAACGGATCTGTTATTCGATACATCTATGTCTTTGTCTGATATATGTAAAGAGCTTGGGTGGAATATAAATAAATTAAATAAAGAAATAAATAGATTAGGTTTAAACTGGTTAAAAAATTCTAAGAAGAAAATGTCTAGAGGACAAACAGCTCTAACTGCAATAATGCAGAAGCTGCTTCCTGGTGAAAAAATAATTAATGAATTTCATATTGGGGATAGACTCAAGCTAGATGTCTACTGCCCAAGTTATCAGGTGGCCGCTGAATACCATGGTAGGCAGCATTTCTTTTATACTCAAAGATTTTTTGATTCTAAATATGAATTTGAGGAAGCACTTCAAAGAGACATTATAAAAATGGAATTTTGCAAGCAAAATGGAATTGCACTTGTTGTTTTCAGATACAATGATAAGCTAACAGAAGAGTCTGTTTTTGAAAGAATGATGGAGGCAATTAGGCATAGCCCGTTTATCCCAAAGGATAAACCTAAGAACAAAGTTGTAGACACAACAGCCTATAAAATGGTTAAGAAGAAAAATTCTGAATATAGAAAAAAAGCATATAGACTAGCAAAACAAAAAAGAAATGAAAATGGAACCAACAAGCGAAATAAATAAAGACTCTGTACCTTTAGAGTATCAAATATTTGCATTGGCCATTAGGCACGAGGGTGCTATATCATATTTCTATGATAATCTTCCAGAACAAATTGTTGGTACAATTCATGGAGAAAAAGGAATTAATGAATTCTATGTAGCCCTTTTATCTTTTTACAAAGCAACTAATTTAAATATAGTTAATCCAATAGCCTTTAAGTCTTGGCTGCAAAGTGATTCCAATATATACGAAGCTTTGGGGGGCAATCCTGGGATCACAATAATGTTAGATATTCTTAATACCATAGAATTATCTAGCCCCGATGCTATAGCAGAATTAATTAAGCATAAAGCAAATAAAAGAAAACAAATTAACTATTTGCAAGAATTACAAAATATCCTTACTCAAAAAGGTATTAAAACCGAAGAAGATATTGCACGAGTTCAAACTCTTACGTCGGAAATTAGGGAATTAGAAAACCAAATTAAATACAATCCCCTAGATAAAGTAACGACTGGTCTTGACATAATTGAAAGAGTTGATTCCCTATTAGACATTCCTAGCTTCTTGCCAACACAGTTCAAGGCTCTCAATAGGGCTATGGGGTATACCGATGAGGGTGGTTTTTTCAGAGGCGCAGTTCATGCAATCATAGCAGCTTCAGGAAAAGGAAAAAGTACATTTGCAAAGTGTTTGGCCAACAATTGGCTAGACAATGGGTATAGAGTTCTTTATATAAATTTTGAAGAGGCAATTGGGCACTGGGAAAGAATTCTAATGACACAGATAATAGAAAAAAATGTATACCTAGAAGCATCTAAGTGGTCCGAAGACGAAAGATCTAAATATTTAGAAATTTTTAAATCAAAGCTTTCTAGTTGGGGCAATAGATTGATGGTTAGGCATGATCCTGATACTCCATATTTTGAAGATTTAGAATTTTGGCTTAGAGATATAATAGGCCAGAACTCCATGATGCCGGATGTAGTTATAATCGATACCATACAATCAATGTTTACTAGGGGCAAGGGCAAGCCAAGATGGAGTGAATTTGAAGAGATGATGGTTCGCTTAGAAAAATTAGCTAGAGATATGAACTGTGCGCTTATTATTACGGCACAAGAAAATGCAAATAGAATGAGAGAAAAGCGTGAGGTTGTTCAGCAGTCTGATACTGGTGGATCATTGACGATTCAACAAAAGTGTGCAGTTACAATATTCTTGACCGAAAAGAGACTAGCAACAGATGATGAAACAGAAGATGAAAACATCATGCAGCTTCAGATACCCAAAAATAGAATTACTGGTTCGTCATTTCTCCATGATCCACCTTTGGTTAAGTATGTCGATTACAAAAAAACATATGAAGAATATGAGCCAGTAACAGATAGTTCATATACCTCATCCAACTCATTGCTTGATGACTTATTAAGCGGCAAGGATTTTCACTAATGGCAAATATTACAGTAAATGGTCTTAAAGATTTTCAAATATGTGAAAGACTTTATGATTATAGACATCTGGAAAAAGCTCCAGAAAAAATATATTCAAGAGATATTTATACAAATAAATTTGAAAACACTATAAAAAATATTATTTATTTTTTCTTTTTTAAAAAACAATCTGGGATTGTACCCTCGTATGCGGCACTGTTGAATAGATGGGAAAAGATGTGGTTCCCTAAGGGCACAAGTTCATACGACATTGTCACAGAGCAACACGAGACAGCGTATGGCAACATGTCTAGCTTAACATCAAAGGCAGCTGCGTCCCTACTAATGTTTTATGAAAAATATAGTGATTCAAATTACATCCCAGTAGCGATTGCTGATGATTATTTTGTTCCAGGAACAAAAGGGAATAATATATCGGATACTTTTGATGTTATTTTATATAAAGATAAAATTTTTTATGTTATTAAATTAATGTTTAACTACAAACAAAGCAACAGAGATCAATATAGAATCGATTTTGCCGCATTGTATAAGGGTTTTGAAACTAGACACCCAGAAAGAATGTCTGAAGTAAAATTTGGGATTATAGATTTAATGAGCCAAAATTTAAATTTTTTTGAATTTATAGTTTCAGATTCTGATATTAATAATTTAGAACTATGGCATGAGAAGCTATTGGCTACCGAAATATTTGCCCCCAAAAGAGGGCTTATAACATACTGTAAAAAGTGCCCTTTTGATACACCGTGTTCAAAATGGGATGGATGGAAGAAGGATAAAAATAATGACTAAATCAATACTGGATGATATCTTAACAAGTCAAAAAGAAGATAGTTCACTATCCTCTGAAAATGAAATGTTAGATTCTATTTTGAATGAAATTAATTTAATTAATGACGAAAGTATAAGATCTTTTATTAGATCCATATTAATAAAAGCTGATTCTTTTTGGAAAATACCATCAAGCTTTAGTGGAAAGTACCACCCAGCAGATGAGCATGGTGAAGGGGGGAATGTTCTTCATACCAAGAGAGTGGTCAGAATAGCTAATCTTCTTTGTGAATCTTATAATCTTTCTTTGGAAGAAAAAGATATAGTTATATCTGCATGTTTGCTACATGATGTTTGTAAGGGTGTAAAGAATCTGGATTCAGATAAATTTGAATATGACCCAATGCATCCATATACTGTCGGAAAGTTTATCTCAAACTGCCAAAAAAGTGATAAACAGTTTGCTTCAGAGTTAGAGTCTTCTACTCTCTATCTATCAGAAGACATTGTTCAATCAATACTGAGATTAGTTAGATGCCACTTGGGCCCATGGTCACCAGTGCCAGAAACATATCCTATAACTTACTTAGATTACATTGTTCACATTGCGGATAACATCGCATCAAAAATACATAGTATAATAGAAGATAGCGATTTGATAAATCCAATATGGAGAAAAGATGGAACCGGAAAAAAGAATTAAAAGAAGAAACTATCTTTTAAATCATTTAGAATATCTTATATCAGAATCTGTTTACTATAGAACCAATAGTAGCTTAATGAATAATGATAATAAGATAATAGTTTGCAATATAAATAATATAGAAAATAAAAAAAAGATATTATGAAAATTCCAACCGATCCAACAAAGTACTTAAGTTCATGGAACCTTGTTGAAACAGCAAAGTATGTTCCATCTTTGTCTAGAATTATTAGAGATAAAGATGGAGAAAATCCAAGATTTACTCCTATATATGACATGGATAGTTACTGTAAAAAATACGAAAATGTTGGCATATACACTTCCATTTGGCATTATAACTCTTCGAATATAAATGAGGCAATAAGGCTTGGATCATTATACTTTGATTTAGACAATTCTGATCCCAATAAATCCTGGGAAGAATGTAAATTGTTATATTTATATTTAGAAAAATATATACCAGAAAAATCTTTGTTAGTATACTTTACTGGTAAAAAGGGTTTTCATATTGAGTGTGAACCAATAGCGCTTGGGATAAATCCGTCTAACGCGCTACCTAATATCTTTAGATATATTGCAACTAAGATTAAATCAAATTTAAATATAGAATCAATAGATTTCAGCGTGTATGATGCAAGAAGAATGTGGAGATATCCAGGTTCCATGCACCAGGAGACTGGTTTATATAAAAATTTAATATCAAAAGATATATTATTTTCTAGTTTGGATGATATTAAATTGTATTGTAAAACAAAATCAATTAATGTAATTGAGGAACAATCTTTTGACCTAAAAGCCAACGAATGGTTTAGGGATTTTACTTATGATATGGAAATTGATAAACAAAGATCAAAAGATTTTTTAGATTATTTTAACAAAAAAGGATCTTCAGCTTTTAAAACCTTAAGAACAACAGAAAAAATTTTTACAGAAAAAGAATTGCTAGAAAGTTGCCCTGCAATAGGTAGGCACATGGAGAGTGCAAAAAAAACCGGCAAGCTTGATCATGAATCGAGACTTTTCTTATGCTCTATATTAACCTATAATGAAGATTCAATTAAGTTTTTGTATAGTATTCTTAGTTTATGCGATGATTTTAATTATGAAAAATCAACAAGTCATATTAATGATTGGATTAAAAGAAGACAGTTAGGAATTGGTGGTAGACCATATACGTGTGAAAGAGCAAACGCATCTGGAGTTGGATGTGGTGATTGTCATCTAGAGAAAAAAAAGAAGTGGATTACAATAGGAAATAAATTTGTTGAAGGAACAGAGGTATCAAATCCATCTCCAATAAGATTTGCCTATAAAAACAAAAAGGAAAATAACAAATGACTAACAACATTAATGACCCAGATGACGTTATAGGGACATGTTCTGAATGTAAGTCCGATCAACCAATGCGATATATGTATAATAGCCCATTTGCTCAAGCTGGAAAATCTGTTCCATGTAAATATTGTGGCGGAATTGTTATAATAACATACAGAGAAACCAGAGATCAAGCCCTAGACAATTCTGATACTGAAAGAGGATTGTAGTTTGAAGAATTGGACCAACCTGCATAACCATACCGTATTCTCGATGCTTGATGGTCACGGTAGAGTCGAGGAATATTTAGAAAGAGCTAAGTCTTTGGGGATGAAAGGCATAGCAACTACAGATCACGGTAATATACATTCATGGTTAGACTTCTATGACGCAGGAAGTGCCTGCGGTGTAAAACCGATTCTTGGTTCAGAGATGTATCAGGCAAGAAAAAGTAGGTTTGATAGAGACGAAGAAGAAAGATCGGGACCATCAAAAAATGAATGGGAGC